CGCCGGTCCCTCAACGCCGAGCTTGAGATTGTCCGCAAGGACAACGGGCAGCGGGGGATCCGGGTCAACTGGTCACGTACCGGACGCCAGGGGTTCACCCTATGGGACAAAGCGGGGATGTGGGAGGGGATGCCCGAACTGCTGGAAGCTACCATGTATATCCGGTTCGCTAGCAAAGACGAGGCCCTCGAATGGGCAACCCCCTACTATGGCGAAGGGACAGACGCCGACATTGTGGAAGGGGAGTACGAGACTATCAAGGCCCAGGTTGACCCGAAAACGGCAAGTGAGATGTTCACGGCGTGGATCAACCACGTGCTCAGCTAGGAGGAAGAAAAAGATGAAAAGGCTGTTTGGATTATTTGATTTGCTTAATTCACTCCTTGATTCACTCGCCGTGAGATATCTGGATTGGCGCAGGGAGCAGTACATGATCAAAGACGGCTGTGACCCTGACATCGTGCAGGCGACCAACCTCAACTATGAACAAACCGAAGAACGAGCCACCTTGGAAGCAGACCTAGAAGGGTCTGGAGTAAGCATTCTGGTAGACGGTCTTGCGCAGTTCTATGAGAAGCACGGTGGACCTAACTACCTTGATATGACGTTTTACTCCCATGACGCCGCGTATGTTGTGACAATCACACCTAAGAAACCAGGGGTGAAAACCAAGCACGAAATCATCACTGGGTTAAAAGACAGACTGGAGACCTGTCGTCAAGACAAGGAGGAGTTGAGAGCAGAGTGTGAGTATTGGAGGGACTTGAAACGGCGAAGAGACGCCATGGGGTAGGTAGATCGTTATATGACGCCGGGACTGGTTAAACGCCAGCCCCGGTTTTTTGGTTTATGTGTGTAAACCATAACACAACCGGGAGGTAAAACATGCACGATCCAGTATTCAAGCGCAATGAGGACGGGACGATCACGTTCGTCTATCACCCCAACGACGACCAGTTTAGCCAAGTGCTCCGACAGGCGGGGACACTGGTAGACGCCGGACGTGCCGGGTACGTATGGCCCCGGAGCCGGGTGCTGCGGTTGGGATTCAAGGTACTGCGGAAGGTATTTGGACGCCGGGGTGTGGTTGCGGACTGGACCCGGCGTTGGGGTTGTCGGTGGGTTGTGGTTGACCACGATACCGGCGAGCAGTTGCCGGGCGTGTACGGAAGCCACGACGATGCGGCAGATGCTGAGGTGCAATGGAGTTTGGACCACGGTTACCCACGGAAGGAGATCGGGTGAAGCACCAGTGGGGGAAGTTACGGCTATCGGTATGGGTCAACAACCACCTGCGCGAACTGTCCATCTCCCCCAACCCTGCCGCCAGGGACTATCCGGAGCAGACGCGCCGGTTGATTCGGGAACTAACCGACGCTTACCACAAGCACAACCAGCCCACACTATTTGACCAGGAGGACACATGAGCAAACAATACTCGGTAGAAGTGACCCGGACAATGCACACCCAGTATTATGTCGTCGCAGACAACGAGGAGCAGGCCAGGGAGATCAATGCACCCCAACCAGCACAAAGACGACCTGGCGACCGTGATGTACTGGGCAGACGACGACACAGAAATTATCAATGTGGAGGAGATGGATGACACGCCCGACAATCACTGACGCGCAAGCCCTCGAACGGCAGCAGCCCGGTTGGTTGCTGCCGTATTTGTTGGAGTTGGACACCCTGGAAATGAACGTCCCCGCAGGGGTGGAGGCTCCCGGCAAGGAAACCAAAGAGGCCTACCATTTCAAGGGACATGGTAGGTGGACGTATTGGCTGACGGCACTGGGGGAGCACCGGCTACCCGACCCCCCGATTCCACAAATCAACTGGCTTTCCCATCCCCGTCCCCAGGACGAGCGACAAATCCAGCAGGTGTTAACCTACCGGGTACAGAACGGCTATGTCTCCTACTCCGAGGCGTGGACGGAGATGGTCTACTGGCTGCTGTATGGATTCAATTACAGACCTAATGAATTGCAGTCAGAGATCGAGAGGGTTCCCGGTAACGTGCGCGCCTACTGGTATCGCCATTTCAACCTAGCCAACCTGCTCAACTCCCCCTGTGACTGGTCTGCGCATATCCTACAAAACGGTCTCCCCCGCACGAAGGGCAACCATCATAACCGCTGGCAGGGGAGCGGGTTCTACGCTACTCCGATGCCGGTCATCAAAATGATGGCCGCGATGACGTGGGGAGACGATAGCTCGATCTATGAGAGCTTCTATGAACCCGCAGCCGGAACCGGGTCTATCCTGTTAGTCGCAAGCAACTACAGCTTGCGCTTATATGGGACCGAACTGGTCGCTGACCTCGTGATGTGCTGTGTGCTCAACGGCTATCTGTTCGCGCCGTGGATGGTACTGTCCCCCGATTGGGTAAACGACCTGATGGCCCAGGAGACCGGGACCGTCCCCCCTGCCCCGGTTAATGAGATCGGCAATGATATGGTAGACTTGAGCAGAGCCGCACAGAACGGGGACCTAGAGCAGTTGAGTTTATTTGGTTAAACGACGACGGGTCTTTTTGGTTTATGTATGTAAACCATAAACACACTAGCAACCGGGAGGATATACGATGGCGCAGACACAGGAACTTGAGCAGTACGAGCAGAACGTGGAACGGGTCAGGGAAAGCGGGGCGCACGTAGTCGAGGGCAACCTTGACTTGAGCCTGCTGAACGAGGGTTTGATGATCAGAGTGAGCGTCCACGGAGAGGGTATTCTGGACAGTCAGTTGCAGTTTGAGGAGTTGGGCTTTAAGTCCACGGACGGCGAGATCAGTGAGTGGATGAGTCCCGGCCAGAAGACCTACGCACCCCGCTACTCCAAACGCCTACATTCGTGGGCAACCCAGTGTCGCCAGTCGGTCAGCCGGTATGCTCTCAAATTGGAGAGCGTGCAGGAGCTGATGGCGAGCCGCAGTTGGAAATTCATTTTCTTCTCCGCTTGGGATATGTTTCAGGAGCGGTGGGAGGAACTCCAAGCGGTCCGGGAGAAGATCATAGACGACTACGAGAAAGACTATGACTACCTCCTGGACGTCGCCAAGGGGTTCTACTACCAGCAGGCCCTAGAGTCGTGGAGATTGATTCAGAGCCGGTACGTGGAGAACGCAGCCATCCAAGTGCCTGATGGACAGGTATTCGACGACCAGGACGAGTATCTGGACTGGATCGCCGATCAGGTAGAGGCCCAGTTCCCCAGTGTGGAGGAACTGCGCGAGGAGGTCTACGCGGAGTATTTCGTCAATGTGTTTTTCGACCCCACGACCGTAGCCCAAGCCCAGGTAGCCGAAGCCGAGGCCCAACGGGAGCAGTTAGCAGCCGACCGCGAACAGTGGGAGGAACAGACAACCCGCCGCGCACGGGCCGAAGCCATCCGACAAGCCGAACTCGAGCGGGCGCGTACCCAGTTGAGCGAACTGACCAGCCCTTACCAGGAGGCGATGGAGCAGTTGCTTTCGGAACTAGCCAGCAATATCAAGGCCCTGCTCAGTGGGTACGAACAGCACGGCGCGTTCCGGGGACGGAGCCTTGACCGTCTGGAAACGATGGCTGAGATTTACAAAGTGATGGGCGGGGACGTTCTGGACGATAACGAGTTAGAGTCCAAACTGAATGAGCTTCGCAACCGAGCCAGCCAGACCCCCGGCAACCGGGACCAGTGGACGGACCAGATCGCCGAGGGATTGAGCGAGATGCAGCAACTGGTCAGCCAGGATGCAGACAAGATTGCCCGGACCATCAACGCGCAAACACGAGCGGGGCGCTTGGAACTGTAAGCGAACCCCACGAACACCCTTGCTTGATTGACACCCTTCGCCGTACAGTGGACCAGATACGGCGAAGGGCGTGGCTGAAGGAAGGACACGTATGAAACAACACCTAGATCAACATAACTACGGGCTAGCAGACGCCAATGAGGTCTACCGGCTGGTATATACGATGTGGGACCCAAACGTCTATGCGGTGATTAAAGTGTATGAAGACCCTTGCCCCGCCATATTCAAATATCAGTTTGAAGCAATGGAGTCGGGACACTGGGAAACCGTTAGCAATGCCGCGTTCAATGTAAGGCTACGGGTTGTCGATCAGTCTGACCCGGCTGAGGCCGTGGCAGCTCTTCACGAACGGGCTACCTATGACGGGTGGGAACTACATCACGGCATGAGTCAGTTTGAATTCATGTCGGGGCTGTCCCCCCGCCCACGAGACCTTGGACTGCGAGCCTACGGACCCACTCTAGCCCTTGATCTCAGTGACACCGACCCGGTCAGGGTTGAGATCAGGACCCAGGACGGGGTCTTGGTATGTGTGGAACATGTCTTTAACGCCAACTCTCTAGGTGAGCTTGTAAACTACTTTCCTAGCGTTGGAGTAGATAACACCACCCGACACACCCCTGAGTCTGTGGACGATCTACGGGTGAGAGTAGACATAGACACAACCACCTTTCAACAGGCAATGCAAGAGCTTGAAGACCGGATAGGTGAGGTCCGGAGAGTGGTGTCCAACGGTCTTGCTCCTGCAATGGAGGGGCTTGGGGTTATGGCCGAAGCGATGGTAGCCGGGAGCATGAGTGTAGACGAGTTTAGTGAAGCGTGGGATGATTTCAATGACAGTTTGCAGCACCGGCCATATATTGAAGACCGCGAGAATGTCGTATGGCAGCAAACTGGGCAAACTATTGAAAATGACAGAGTTAGACTCCATGATTTTCGCGTGGCGCACGCAGCCGGCCCCCAGGCGTTTTATACGTTTCTTGTGGCTCAGGCGAAGCACGCAGACACTAGCTTGGGTTTTAGTGTTTACATTGACCGGTTTCTCAAATTGTGGAACCCGGAACAGATCGGGTATAAGGTGTTCGATCAAAGGGCACAAGAGATAAAACGCCGGGTGGAACGCGAACGACGGAACCGCGCACGCCGGGAGCAGGAGGCGAAGAGCCAAACCCGTGCCCGGCATCTAGAATTGCCTTAAACGCCTTGCCCCCTTTTTGGTTTATGTATGTAAACCATAACCAACAGACCGGGAGGAAACAGACATGACCACGAACGCCACGCAGCAAGCAATGGAAAAACTTGACCGCAGCATCCGGGCGCGATGTCCCGTCATCGGGATAGAGACCCCGGAGACCCGCCGTTTTATGGAGGGGTTGGTGCAGGTGATCGAGAACGACAACCGACGCAATATCCGGGCGGATAACAAACGCCCCCGCCGCAAACTATTCTCCTTCTCGGTGACCCAGGGACTAACCCAGGTTGCCACCTACTCCGGGGAACTTGGGTCGGAGTCCATTGTATATGACGAGCAGAGTGTGATGGAGCCGGGACCGGAACCGGACTTTTCGGTGGTCATGGCCATCGACATCATCCTGGAGCAGGGCAAAGAGAACGACGAGCCGGTGATCTATATGCTCAAAGATGTGGACGAGTATATGGAGAACCCGCTGGTTGTGCGCGCCCTACGGGACCTCGCGGAGATACTCATTCGCCGTCGCCAGACCGTGATTCTGGTTAGCCCGGACCTTGGAGGGCTGCCGGAGGTGTTGAACAAGGACATCAAGGTTATCAGTTGGCCCTTACCTACAAAGGACGAACTCAACCAGCAGGTAGAGTCTTTCGTCCAGAACCTAACCGACGCTGAGGTGAACCTGAACGGCACCCGGGACGAACTGATCGAAGCCCTGCGGGGTTTGACCGTGAACGAAGCCGATCAGGTGCTAGCCGAAGCGGTTATCAACCACGGGGTGCTAGACGAACGGGCAGTCAATTTTACGATTGACGCCAAGGCCGAGATTATCCGGTCCAGCGGGGCGTTGGAGTTTTACCCGCCGTCCGTGAAGATGGGGGACGTGGGGGGGCTGGACAACCTGAAAGACTGGCTAGTTAAGGCCGGGCGGTCCCTCACTCCCCAAGCCCGACAGTTTGGGATCCAACCCGCACGCGGGGCGTTGGTGGTTGGCGTGCCGGGGTGTGGTAAGAGCCTGACCGCCAAACTGTTAGCCAGTTTGTGGGGTGTTCCCCTACTGAGGTTGGACGTGGGGGCGTTGTTTGGGAGCTTGGTAGGGAGCAGCGAAGCCCAGACCCGTCAAGCCCTCAAACTCGCCGGAGCCATCGGGCGGTGTGTGCTCTGGATTGACGAGATCGAGAAGGGGTTGAGCAGCCAGGGGGGAGAACTGGACGGAGGGACCAGCAAGCGGGTACTGGGGACGATCCTCACGTGGATGGAGGAGCAGAGCGGAGCGAGCGGGGTGTTCGTATTCGCCACTGCCAATGACATTGAGAGCTTGCGCCCGGAGTTGGTCCGCAGGTTCACCGAGGTCTTTTTCGTGGACATTCCCACACCCCAGGAACGGGAGACCATTTTCAACATACACCTTCGCAAAAGCGGACGGGACCCCCAGCAGTTTGACGTGAGCAAGCCGGTCGAACTGAGCCAAACCTTCACCGGCGCGGAGATCGAAGAGGCGGTGCAGGGGGCGTTGTGGATCGCGTTTAGTGAGGACCGGGACCTGACGAACCAGGACCTGATCGACGCCGTAAACGAGACTGTCCCCCTACTGACCACGATGGGGGAGCAGGTAGAGCGGATGCGAAAATGGGCAGCCAGGGCGCGCCCGGCAAGCCGCTACCAGCAGTCCGGTCGTCAGACCCAACGGACCCAAGGGGGGACCGGAAGCCGGGCACAGGCGTTGGAGATGTAAGTAAGTAGAGGGGGGAGTTAAACGCTCCCCCCTCTTTTGGGTTTATGTATGTAAACTAAACACACACACCAGGAGGACACACGATGAGCGAGAAGGCAAAAGCACAGATTGAGGTTTGGGACCCGGAAGCCGTCCGTGAGGTTTTAGAGGAGATGGGCGTGGTATTCACCGAGGATACAACCTGGACCGGATACCGCAGCCATCAGAACCAGCCCGCGGACTTCGTGGTTAGCAAGGCCCAGGTGGGCGGGCACTATGGGGACGTGGGGTTCGAGCAGAGGGACGGCAAGCTCAACATGATCTACGACGACCTTGACGCTGGGGCCGGGCGCACCAGCAAGTTTTTGTCCGAGTTCAAGAAGCGATACAGCCTGACCGCCACCCGCCGCCTGCTGGAACGGTACGGCTACCGGATCGAGGAGCACGAGGACGGGACGTTTAGCGCCCACAGTACAATGAAGTCAGCCCAACGGATGAGCCAGCACGGGCACGGACGCAGCGCCGGACGCCAGACCCTACGCCAGCGGTTGGGGCGCGGGTAGGTTTAGCCTAACTCAAGTCAGCAGCACCAGACAAACCGGAGGATATACGATGAAATTCAAAGCACAGACCAAACTACACCCCAACCACCGCATTGACGTGAGCCTTGACACCGAGGGCAACGTGGTTGCTCAGATTGAAGGTATCCAGGGCCAAGGGTGTGAGGGGATTCTGGACGTATTGGCAGAAGCCGGGATGATCACAGACCGCGAACACACCGACGACCACGACAAGCCGGAACCCCAGTATCGGGGAACCCCAACGCGCACCCACCAGAAGACCGGACATTGAGCAAACACAAGGGGCGGGGACACCCGCCCCCCCTCTCGTCACACAGGAGGACGCATGAGAGACCAACCATTGATTATAGCATTTGACCCCTCGACCGTGGGTGTGGGTGTAGCTGTCGGCCCCGCACGTGAGCAGGGACCGGACAAAGCATACACCTATATGCCGCCAAGGGATGCTCAGGTTGATGCCCGTATCCGAGCAATCACGGTCAAAGCCTTTGAGATCATTGAGGAGCACTTACCCGATGTGGTTGTCATTGAAGAACCTGCTGGGGATCACCACAACCGGGCCACAGACCGGAAGCTGGCACGCGCCGGACAGTCTATCGAAAGCGCGGCGACACTAGTTAGTTGGGAGACCGGTCATCCTATCCGGGTGATTCGCATCTACCCTTCCCAGGTGAAAGCTACCGGAGCGAGCAAGGATAATACTCGATATGCAGCCTCCTTAATCCAGGGGAGCGACGAGTACGACGTTTCGGGTGACTCCGCCGACGCTATTGGTGCGTGGTTGGCCGCCGACACCCAACTCAAACAAGAACGCCTGGAGAGATGGGCGCGTGATGACCGGTAGAAACGTAGATGAACTTGTTACAGACCTAATGCAATCACTCCCGGAGGGGCGCGACAACGCAGAACTGTTTGACAATGTGCAGGAGCAGATGGACGTCTCCACGAGAATGCTCAATTTCATCATCGAGCGAGCTCATGAGCGGGGTGAGCTGGTTATGGAGACCCAGTTGGACCCCTTCAGGGAGCCAGGGTTATTCAAGCCCGCCACCTTTACAGAGTTTGAGGAATGGCGCAGCAACTATGCTATCCCCCGACTGGTGAAGGAATTAGACAAACTGCAACGGATGAGTGAGCGTGCCCAGCAACTGAAAGGAGCAGATCATGCGCGTTGAGGTAGAGTTTGAGGGTGTGGATATTGGAGGAGAGATCGAAGACGGGTATGTGAACCACAGTGTAACCATGGTTGGAGTTGAGATCAAGCTAACCGATGACTTGTTGAATACCGGGGTCACCAAGCCGTCAGACGCGATTATGGCCGGAGCATCGGCCGCACTTACGGACTTCCTAATCACCCTCGGCAACATGGGGGCATTCAAACCCACACAGCAGGACCTGGACCAAATCGGTGGCTGCACCAACGGCGAAGATATGGTGGTCGCTGCACGCGAAGCCACCACACGCGCCATTGACGAAGCCGTTGCCAGATATTACGACAAACTGGTGAACATGGAACTGACACCCACCGACACCCCGGATTGGAACGTGATGTTTCAGCGCCTGATCGAAAACGGGGATAACGGCAATCAAGGCTCGCCACCTACGGGTGCGTAGCCAAACGCTGTACCCCGTTAAGAGGCGGTGGGGTATGTTTACCTATGGACACGGACAAAACGCCGTAGAAAGCGTCTAGTTAGGAGAAGAACAATGAAACGAAAGGACGAACAAGGTATCATCGCCCGTATGGTAAAACTATGTAGGGGGCTAGTTTTTCTGGCGCTGATCCTCACAGTCAGATACTCTCATTATTGGCCCCCGTATGGGGGGGTCAACACGTCCCGGCCCGACGCCCCACATCTGGCTCGTCTTGCCAACGGAGACCGCTGGCAGCCGTGGGGTGGACGAGGCGCGGCGTGTCCCGACTGGCTCGACCTGGGAACCCAGTTCGTCGCGTTTGGGTCAACGTGGACGTGCGTAGATCGAGGTGGGAAGGTCAAGGGGTCGTGGGTTGATTTCTTAACCCCACACGCCCATGCTGGATACGGAGACTTCATCGAGATAACCTTTATAGGTTCCCAGTTCGATTTTGATTGTGACCATACCATGCAATAAACTAAGCCATAGCCAAGCCCCCTCAACCGAGGGGGCTTTTTTTGTTACCTATCTTCTACCCCAGCCCCGTTCTACGGTGCTGTAGGCGCACCTCTGGTGAAAATTGAGGGGAGTAGGTATAAACACCTATTAACGCAGAGAAAACGCCGTAGAGAGCGTCTAAGCCCTAAACGCAAAGGAACCCCGCCAATATGACGGGGTTCCCGACCGGGAGAAAACGGGACCTGAAAGAGGAGAGATCAACCGCTTCTCGTCTACTAGTATATCACATCTCGCTCACGATTGCAAGATGCTTTCCACCGCCCCCAGCACGGCTTGATTATCGTAGAGGAACCATTCGTCCCTCGCCCACCGATACAGGCATAGGGCCGCATATCCCATCGTGTCCGCTGCCTGATACGCTGCCAGCACAACCTCACGTGCCCTCGCGTCGTCTACCCAGCCCCAGTCATATTCCTGCGTGCGCCAGAGGTGGTTGAACTCGGTGACGACAACCGGGAGGGACCGGTAGCCACCGGGTAAGGCCTCTAGCAGGGCTTCGATGCACAGGGGATAGTTGAGGTACTGCCACGTCATCGGGTCATTGACAAACCGGGCGGTAGAGCCAACCTTCTCCGGATCCGGTCCCCGTATGTAGCCGTGAACCGGCACCAGTTCAGCCCCGTCAATCCCCGTATACATCTCACGCAGCCAGTCCCGAGGGTCTCCCAGTTGGGCGTTGAATGGGTCCAGCGCCCCCGGGCCCATCGGCACGTCAACGGCTGCATAAACGGAGTTGTAGGCCGCAATCCAGTTCTGTACCGTCAACCGGGTATCTTTGGGGTGTTCACGCACGTTATTGATTTCATTGCATAACGTGTATCCCGCAACTCCCCGGCTGTCTTTGATGGTCTGAATGCATGCCTGGATAAAGCGCACGTATTCATCAGAGCCAAACGCCGGCATCGTCCCCCCACCGCCGAGGTCGCTGCTCCACGAGTACCGCAGGTTCACGTAAATGTCTATCCCCGCGTCTGCGTACTGGGTGAAGTCGAACGGTCGAGCGTCTCCCCCCAGGAAGACCGGCATTGCAATGGCGCGGGGTCCCGGATAGTCAAGCAACCACTGGGCGGCAAGAATATCCCGGTTGCTCCCGTCTACGACCATATCATTGAAGCCAATCGCCGGAGCCGAGGGAGGAGGCGGTGGGGGCTCCTCAACGGTCCGATATTCAGCCAAGGCATAGATGGCTTGGGCCAGCGTCTTGCCAGGACCGTAGGCTTGGAGCAGTTTGCGTCGTGTCCCCGTCCACGGATCCATCACCAGTATATCCGAACCGTCGTCAACTATTTGTAACCCTAACACAAAATGGCTGTCCAGAGGATCGCCCGGATAGAAGTCGACTTGCATGATTGCAGGACCGTTCGCCAGCACGCGCCGCACCGTGCCCATATCGGCGACCTGTCCCGGATCGCGCCATGTGTGGTACTGCACAAACTCCAATTCGTCTACCAGTTCTGCACCCTTGGCCCAGACAAACAATGCGCCGTCCACGAATCCCCCACTAGCGGTCATCTGGCGATTGACCTCTCCCGGTGTCAGGTCCGGGTCATACGGACTTGCCAGGGACGCAAAGGCCGTGACTACGCACCCGGCTTTGCCTAGGATCAAGGCTGACGTCCCCAACCGATCATCGGCCCACCTCTCGTCCCGTTGGGAGTGATTGACAATCTCCGGGTATCCGGGGTCCGGTTCGGTGTCGGCAAACACCAGTACGGTATCCGGGTCGCGGTTCTCAACCCACGCCCGGTAGCGGGGACGGTTTTCTTCAGGCATCGGCCCGGCGTCAACCGTATTGGTACGCCACTCAGGGGGACGGTTCACTTGGACGGCATCGTGCCAGGAGTTGGTCACCGTCCGGGTTTCCTCAAATCCCCGCATATACGCTGTCATTCGCTGTGTGTCACTCATGTAGGTGGGGTCTGCCATAATCACGTAGCGGTCATACTGGTTGGGTTCAGGTTCCGGGTCGGGTTGGTAGGAGGCTGCTTCAATCACCAGTTCACGCCACACCCCAGTAAGCCCGGCACGTTTGAGATCAAACCCTGCCCACGCACCCCCTAGGCTCCCCCACCCGAACACCTGCATCGACCGGATATAAGGAGACTTCCCTATCTGGTTGAGATACCAACGCATTTGCGCGCCCCAGTTCTCAGGCGTCATCGTGCGTAGGTCTCTGGCTACGTTGACCTCGGTGAGATCGACCAGCGGCATGTGCTTTGCTCCACCCACGGCATCTTCCCACCAGCGGAACCGGCACGCGAGGGGTCCCCGGTCTGGGTGAGCTTCGCGTCCGGGGATGGGGCTGCCAAAATCCTTGTCCAAGGGATTGGCGTATTCGTGCAGCGCCAGGGCGTGCCCCCGTGCCTTCATCTCGGCGAGGATTCCGGTTTCAGCTACCGCTAACATTTCCGTCCACTCCGGCACGCCCAGGGAGTACGAGAACAGGCTGGTCAGGTAGCCGTTGGCGTCCGCAATGTCCATACAGTGGAACATAAACTCGGCCAGACGCCGATGTCCGTCTGCACCCGGTGGGTCCTGCTCGTTGATGATCTCCCATACGTCCACGTATTCCCGGTGAGGGTCCCACGCCCGCATTGACGCATCCATCACCCGTTCGGCCTCGCGGCGTAGGTCCCCGTCCAGGTTGGGGCCCTCTACGTTGACGTCATTGGGGATACCCCGGTGCAGGCGCCCGATGGTCAGTATGTCACGCCCAGCCTCAGCAGCTAGCGTTTTGAACAGTTCGAGGGTTCCCATCACCGGAGGGTCTCCGTAAGCTTTCACGGAAGGGAGCGGGGCATCGGCAGGTAACTCACCGGCCAGGGACCGGTATTCGTCACTGGCTCCATCGTCCCCGGTATTCAGGTGTAATCCCGGCATCACCATGCGCTGGTTAGGAGTGGGAGGCGGTTCCGGGTCGTCGGTTACCCGCTCTAGCAGCATTGCGTCCCAGTAGACATCGCAGTGTTTGAACGGCCATAACACCTGTGACCGCAGAAACACCGTCACGGTCTCCGACAATGCCTCGGCGGTGACGCCGGGGACTTGTCCGTAGGTGTTGTAGATATGCCCAGTCTCTCCCCACACGACACTATCTCCCCACGGATCGGTCCGTCCCGTGGGGTCGATCCCCACCTGGACGCCGATGTTTTGCACCCCATCCCCATCTAGGTTAGAGGTGTAGGGGTTGTCGTCTAAACTGCTCCAAGCATGCGCCCAGCCCCCAGCCCGGTAGAGGTCTCCCTTGTCCACAGAAACCTGCTGATACAGTCCGGCGTCGTGGATGCGAAAGAAGGTAAAGAGCTTGAACGCTTTATAGTCCAAATGGATTCGGGGAGGGTCCAGGTACGGCGGTTCGTGGTTAATGACGTGCATCTCCGGGCGTGCGTAGCCTTTGTCATTCGTGGGGTCGTGAGGGACAGGCAACCCTTCTTTCCACCACGCCACCCAGCCTTCAGGTACGAAGATCTCCCCAAACTCCTGCCCTGTGAAAGTGTCTCGTGTCCAACCGCCTTCAAAGCCGGGATTGGTCAGTAGGTTTTGCATTGTTTCTCCTTTTGTTGTGGTTTATGCCAACTCGCGCCATTGTAATGACGCATAGACCTCCGGCGAACCATCAATAAGCACCGCAACTAGTACCAACTGATCCACGGTGCCGTCAATTTCTGATCCTAATCGTATTGCGTTTTGTAGTTCTGCACTGACGATATTCGTCATCTGGTTAGTGCCCGCTATATATCCGCTGGCAACAACGTATCCATCCGTCGTTACCGTTTCCCCACCACCTACCGCTGATTGTAAGCCCGAGTTATCAACGTTGGAGTATGATAACGCAGCCGACAGGGTGGGGTTGTACTGTAATTCCCACAACGCAACAGCATTAGCGGTTTGTAGGATATTAAGCGTTTCCAGATCAACAGATAGACCTAGATGAGTGCTTCGCAACTGAATTGCTAAAATAACTTCTTTGGTTGCCCCAACCGTGATGCCGGTGGTTTCATTATTCACACTATGAAGAGCACCATTTTTCTCCTGACCGCCCTCGGAGATGACGCTTGAGCAGATCTTAATCAGGTCTGCGGCTACACCAGTTCCATCATTGACAATCTCGGTGCGGAGAGGTAAATTGGGCGTGCTCATATATACGTTAGCCAAACTGTTCGCGTTTAGGAACTCATGGGCGTAGTAGATCATTCCATCAACCACAAACCCCATCCGCACACGCCCGACACCCAGCCATTCAAAATCAATCACCAAAATCTGCGTCTTGGTGAAATCGAGTGTAATTCCAGAATCCCCGCTCCCGTCCATTGTGTCCAAGTTCCAACTGGATTGGGCTACTCGGTTATCTACCGCAGATCCGGTGACATACGTGCGGCGAACGAAACCATAGTTGCTTCCGTTATCTTCCAGAAATAGGCCATTGTCACCGTCAAATAATCCTTCTCGCTTGGTGATACCGCTGTCTTGCGATCCCATGACGAAGGTCAGGAAAACCAACTGGCTTTTCCCAGGCTGATAGTTAAATCGCATTTTGGTTTGTCGCACTCGCATTCCCGCCGTGGTTGCCCCAACCGAAAGCGTTGTGGATGCCGTGTCGTTATCATACGCCGTAGACGTTCCTGACCCGCTAGTCTCTTGGTTGTCATAGAGGAGCGGATATTGTTCAGCGCTGTCGGCAATGTCTCCGTCGTCAAAGATTTGCTTTGAATCGAAAATTGTGACGGGGTTGGACACACGCCACCGCGCAAATGCATCAATGCTTGGTGAATCGTCAGCTTTTACATTCACGTTGCGTAGTTCGGTCATTTAGAATATGCTCCATTCTGTCGAGGTTGCCACAACCTCAACCGATTCATCCTCGATCAGGTCAAAGGTCGCGTCACCGTCGATGGTCTCAGCGCCATTGCCATCCAGTGTCACCGTGCCGCTCCCCACGTTTTTGACTTTGTACGACCCGTCCACGTTCGCTAGTTCTGGTAAATTGATGGTTATGTCTCCGCTGCCGGTATCGGCTACAATGTGGATCGTGCCATTAGTTTCCGCAGGCGTGTAGGGAGAATCGGTGTCGTCGATTTCGACGACAGACAGGGTGAGGTTTTCGGTTAGTAGAAGCGCCAAAAGCTGCGCTTGCGTCCAGTGATACAGCGGAGAGCCGTCATAGATGTCCTTGGCGTGGCGCTCGCCGTAGTTCTCCACATCCCACGCGCCCTGCGGTCCCCAGGCAGGCGTCACGTTCTCCGGCGCACCGTTCTCGTGCCTTCCGTTTCTCGCCACGCCCTCCGAGCTCCAGTCGGTGTAGAGGACACTGACCTCCATCATAATCTGCGAGGCACGCACCTCGTTATCGTCGCGTTCGGCGCTGACCTCGATGACCTCCTGAGTCGAGCGCACCTCAGCGTCATCAGCCTGTGCGCTGACCTCGATGACCTCCTGAGTCGAGCGCACCTCAGCGTCATCAGCCTGTGCACTGACCTCTATTATTTCCTGCGTTGAGCGAACCTCTCCCATAATACCCCTTACGGTATATTGGACTCGATGCCGATCAGCGCCGCATTAATTGCGGCCTGATTTGCCCACGCGGCTGCGGTATCGGGATCATTCTCGAGCAGCATCTGAAAATAGCCCTGGTACGTAGTGTATAAATTCTCGAAACTGCCCGTTTGCTCAGTGCCATTTGAGCTAAGTACCAATCGCATCTGATCTCCGTTCGCTACCGTCTTTCGGCCCCGCGCCCAGACCGTCACCCAGAATGGGGTCGTGTAATCTGACAGATCGACCCCGCCATGTCCGTAGAGGTCCTTCTGGGCATCGGTCGAGGTGCTAACGTAGGAGGTATCACCATCGGGACCGAGTTCATCGACGTCTGCATAGTTGCTGCCCCCACCCGACGCGGTAAACTGTGCGGTATTGTCTGAGGTGGGTACCGCGCCCACAACACGGCGGTCATATAATCGCGAGCTATCAAAGTGAATATCGTCAACATAATGCACAGATCCGCCCGTTTTGTAAATACGAATGTACTCAATATCGTCTGAGGTTCCGGGCTGCGTATCCCCAGTGTAATCAATGTCCGCCACGCCCTCAATCCACGATTGTAGCCGTCCGCCTGCATTTGCGCTGCTCAAGCGGAATTCCAAATGTTTCCACACGTTAATCGGAAATAAAACTGTGCCATCCGCAACTTTCGTGCTGTCAACGTAGGCGTCAAATTGGTAAGCGCCGTTCATCCGGAAGTCGATATCCTCGCCGCTGCTTAAATGGAATCGAACTCGGAACTCAGAAAAATCACTGCTGTAGTGCCACAACGATACGTAGACATCCGTTTCTGTCGTGGCTAAATACCATGATATACCCCCCAGGGCCCAACTGTACGAGCCGGTATGCACCGTCCCGGTATTGACTGCTCCTCCACTCTGTTGAGCATCCGGCACAAGGTCAATTGACCCCATCTCGAATCCACAGGCAAACGGCAACGCTACAGCTCCTATTGTCATAATTTACCTCCGCGTATCAAGGGTGGTTCTGGTTTGCCGATAGGCCCCATCCAATGAGTGGTCGTGTCGACGCTGATCATCGGTTCATTTTGGGTCATGTGAGGGTTTGGGAGCCACGGGTTCCCTTCCGGGTCTATCGCCACCTCAACGCACGTGATGATATACGAGGCGCTCGGGTATCGAAAACCGTCAAGCGTTCGCACCCAATAAAATCCTGGTTTGGTCGGTTTTTCAGTAGTCCATTTCATGTGTCACCTCGCTATGTTCCTGTATAAATGTGGATGTCCCCGGATAACCAGTAATCATTCAAATCGTATCCGGCGTCCTGGAGCTTGAGATCGTATCCAGTTCCTGCCCCGGCGTTTATCACCTCGACCTTGCAGTGATGGAGGTGCCCGACGCCGACAGCCTTTCGAGGGAAGATCACCCCGTACTCATTGTCGGCGGTGTTAAGCGAGCGGTGGACGTAGGCGTTGACCAAATACGACCCCGCTGATAGTGTGATCTCGCCGGTTAACTCGCACTCAATCATATTCATCCCTGCCACCGTCACCGAGGTCGGGACGGTGTGATCCCCGCTGTACGTCCCCGGCGGCAGCAGGATCGTGTCGCCGGAGGTCGCGGCGGTGATGGCACTGGCTAGGTCCGCGTACTCTCCTGTCACGCTGGACCCATCGTGGACAAGCACGGTATCCATCAGCGTGTCCAGCGTGTACGCCCCGTCTGCCCCGCCGTCCGTCGCGCCCAGCCAGTAGCCAGGATTGAACAACCGCTCGGCGCTCAGATCGCCATCCAGCGCCAGCGTCAGGTATTGCGCGTCATCAGGTGCGTAGGACCCAGGCAAGTCCGCCTCAACCAGTGCGCGGAAACTGGGTTTCTGTCCATCAACAGCGGTGTCAGACATAAAGGCTAGGTTTTTGTTTTGGGTGTCTAAATCAATTTCGCCCCCAGTGAACCCCAACAGGTTTGCCAAAAGATCGGCGGCAAGTGCTACTGCCAGTGTATAATCACCGTTCGCGCCTCCATCTGTGCCGGTGAGACCGTCACCGGCCTGAAACCGGCGCTCTCCGGTCAGGGTCGCGTTAAACGCCAGTGTCAGATACTGTGCTGAAACCGGAGCCCCACTAGCCCCGGACCCCCCGCCCAATAACTGCCAGTCGGTGCCCGAGGGGTTGGAGATACAGACATACAGATCAAAGTTAGCCGTATCCCAGCAAAGCGTCCCAGCTTGTGCTTCCAGGTTGGTATCGGGGTTCCCGGCATACGTGACCAGCGGAGGGACCTGAGTTGCCAATACCCCCCGCATCCGCTCGGCCAGGCTATTGATTTGCCTCTGTAAATCATTAGAGCTAGTCATAGTCTCTCAGTTCTGGCTTGATCGTGACCCGCTGTTCGCTGGCCGACGCAGCGACTCGCACCCCTACGACCTTCTGGTTGACTTGCCGCCCGGCGCGGGTGTCCTCGACTGTGATCAAATCTCCCAGCCACCAGTCACGCCCGTACCGGGTGTTGCCTACCTGCATCACGTCTACGTCAATCTCAACTCTGGCTCGCTGTTGATCCAAGACCGCTTCGGCAATCGTGTTGAGGTTTGCGGTCCCGTACTGGTCCCGAGACGTGCGGAGCACCGCCCGGCGCGCCCACGAGGTGTCCGACAGTTCTCCGGCTAGGTACGCGCCCCCTTCGGCGCGGTTATCCCCGTAGCCTTGACCTTGGGTAATGACGACGTTGGGGGTGTCCAAGTAGCTTTTCTCGCTCACGACGCTTTCCACGTTGCGACGGCGTGCCGAGAATATGACCGGCGCGTTGCCGGCCCCGTTGCCCAAGGTTTTGTCGTCGCCCCACTGTCCCTCCCTCCACTGGAATTCAAACGTCGCGTCCCCCGTCTGTACGATGTTAAAGTCCGCACCCGCAAATGCAGCGATCTCCGATAGCACTTCGATCAACACCTTGCCGGACCGGTCACCGCTCCACGTTGCCCCGGTCCCATTGTCGGTTTCCACGGACAGACCGGTCCGCACCCGGGACAGGCCTAATGCGTCGGTCCCGGCACTGGGTCCGATGTTCTCGTCAACGTAGGCTTTCGCCACGGTTTCCGCCGCCCCACTTTTCTCTGCTTGCGATGTACCCTCTCCGTATAGGATATATTCGAGCTTGGGGAACTCGTTGAGCCCCCGCCCTCGGATTACAGAGGTGTAGGAGCCATCGGCGCTTTGCTCAATTCGGGGTTCGGTGAGGACCAGCCCGGTCCAGTCGCGCCACCAGCCAGGGAGTAGGGAGCTTTTGCGATAGGGAGGTAAACCGTTAATCCACGCATTGTAGGCTGCTCCGCCACGCATATCGCGCAGCCAGAACTCTACGAGGTGGAACGGCTCAAACGCCAGGGCGCGATCATCCCCAGCGTTAATGCCCATCTCCCAACCCCCTGCGGTCCTTACCCGCTTGAGATAGTTGAAATAGGAGAGGCCGCCAGGGGTTGTCCCCCGCCGACCTCTCCCTGCGAACTCTGCGAGTTTGTCACCACTGTGATCTCGGTGCCGGATAAAAGCCAGGTACATGGTTTAGCTATCCGATGTATATTCCGCAATTACAGCATACAACCTAACGATGTCCCCAATGGTATCACCAACATTGCCACCATACCGATAGAACACACATTCTATGTAATCACCGATAGCTGCGTCGCTCAATGTCATCTCCGTAATCTCCGTAAGGGTCAATGATGACAGAGTGATAGCCGTAGACGCAAAACTTGCTGTATGCTGAGAGTCAGATTCGCCTTCAGCGCCATAGTCGCATGTTGCAGATGCATACATGTCACCCGCAGAGTCAGCGGTTACAACTGCCCGGACCTTCAGGTCACTGACAAAATCCTCTGGGACTCTCCAGTGCGCAGCCCAGGCCGTTGTCAATCCATCAGGCAACTCCCAATCCTTATCAGTATAGTCATATGAAACCTCTACCGCTACAATGGGAATGGCTACAATTCGAGTACGGTTCTGAATCTTGGCTGCTGTGACCTGCTCGTCGGCAATGTGAACTGTATCAATTGCACCATCCGCTATCTGATCACTATTCACTGCATCGTCTGCTAATTCCGTATTGGTCACTGCGTTGTTGTCTATCTTGGCTGTAGTCACCGCGCCATCAGCCAGTTTGACAGCAGTTACCGCATCCGCCTCAAGTTTTGCCGTCGTGACCGCAGCATCCTCCAGGTTCTCCGTGTCCATCTTGGGAGCATATTCCCTGTAATCAGTGAGACTGGAAACGGCACCCCCGGAACTGATGTCGTACCGGGCCAGCTCGATCATCCAAATGTCACCGTCGATAGCGACGTCCTGCGTCAAGGACCGGGCCGCGCCCCCCGCAACCCCGGTGAGAATCGCCAACCGGCACGAGTGCGCGGGAACAGACGAAGTGCTTTCATAATCAGTAAGGTCCGTGGGGAACTCCAACACCGCCGAGCCATAGTCTGCGGTCCCATCGTAGGCGCTGTCGGTGTTGTTTTCCACCAGCACCACCTTATCGGTCCGGGCCGCAGCCGGGGTTGTGGGGGAGAAATCGACGTTGGACGCATTAGCCGGGGTCGTCTGGTCCTCATTGGCAAACCAGTAGCCCCGACATAGAGCGGCTCCGCTGGCAACCCGGATCGTTTTACCTGAGGGGTTGCTTACCGCAAGCTCAGACAGGTGTTTGAGCACCCCCTCGGTTGTTTCGTCCAACAGAAAAACCGTGGCGAAAATTCGTGCCCACTGAGACGCTGTATATCCCCCGGCGTCGGGATAACTGGTTTGCCTCCCCGCTTGGGGTCTGCTTATCTGTGTCATATCTCTGCCTCCCTCTCCCCGAATGACCGTGGGTAGATAAATCGTGTTGAGCGGTACGAAAGCCAACAACAACATACAAATTATGAGTCTAACGTGATTATGCTGACGCATAGACATTCCTCCACTTGAGCGTGATGGCACTGGTTCCGGCTTCTCCCTGTCCCAAAGTCGCGGTCACTAGATTAGACCGGTCTGCGTTACGGTCAGGGGACAAAATAAAATTGGCGATGTCCCCTGAAACATACGAATAAAGATCGTTTCCGCCGCTGTCCTCGGCGGTGATGTCGCGGGTATCTATGGTCACGGTCTCCCCGCTGCCTATGGTATAGTTCATTGAGATCGACACGTCAAGCGTGTCGTTGGTGATAACCGGATCCGTTGCGGGGCCTGTAATCTCAATCGTGGGATAGGCGGGGTGTGTCCCCCAGTAGACGACCTCAACCTGATCACTGAGGTACGCATCCGCGAAGAGCCAGCGCCCGGTGCCCGGCGTGGTTCCAAAATACGCACCGGCGTTACCTGCCGTTGCCGGAGTGCCGAAGTCAAATACCAAATCATCGAACGTGTCAGGCAGCGTCCACGATTGGGACTGCTCGGGCCCGTACCAGAAGGGGTCGTTACCCACGAACCTGAGAGCCTCTCTATACCCTGTTAGCCCGTCATCCTCGCGGTTGTGGGACGGCCCTAACTCAAGGATACAGTACAGGTCTCTAATCGCGTTTCCGCGCCTGTACGACCACTGTACGCCGGTCTCTGCTGTGGACATATTCGAGTCCAGCCGCACCGTATAGTCATTGACGACTTCCGTCACTTCATAGGTTCCATCGTCGGCGGTGCTCCCGGCTATGGTCAGAAACCCGCCCAGGGTGATGGCCCGGTCCACGAACCGGGCGGTGTCACTGACAACCAGATCACTCCCGTTGGTCAATTCCAGGTCCATTCCCTGCGCCTGTTTGCCTCCGGGGAGGCGCTGGCGGTAGATAAGCGTGTCCGGTTCGTCGTCGGGGGCAAAGGTGCGCGAGGGACGGAGCAGGTCTACAATGCGGTTCTGGCGGTCTGTTAAGTCGATCATACCGGCTAGCTGCTCCTCCACCACCACCTGCAACACCCGGTCTCCATACCGATAGTCAAGGGGTGTGGACCCATGCTGGAACGGTCCCGACTGGGAGATAATCCGAATGGGGGGCATCCCGAAATTGCTTGCGCTCGCCAGGATGCTCCGGTTCATCCCCAGGAGCACCAGCAGGGGATAGGTGCGATACGTCCCGGCAACGGGAACTAGGATGCTATGACTGCCTCGTAGGGTTGCACCTAGCACTAGATCCTCCCCATGGACATGACCTCAAACTCTGCCTCTAACCCGCCCGGTCTGACAATGCTCTGGGTCGTTAAATTGTACTGCGGGGCATACGTGGTATTGCTCTCCCGGACAACCTGTGACATATTCGTGACCGGAGCCATCGCCCGCGCCATGGCCCGTTGGACCAGCGGCGCCATATCGAGCACGCCCAGCGCCACACCTTCGGGAATAGTCCGTCCGACTTCCTTTCGGGCGCGGGTACTGGGTGAGTTGGCTCCCAAGAATCCCTTGGCAGCGTCAAGTCCTGCCTTTGCTGCACTGACCGCCGCGTTAGCCAATTTTGATACCGCCCCTGTCACGCCCTTGGCGATCCCCTCAATGATGCTTCTGCCAATGGCTCCCCAGTCTGTGTCCGTGAACTTTTCTTTTATGGTCGTAATGATAGAGCCAATTGACCGGATGAACACCTTACCTATATTGACAATGAACCGCCCCATCGCTTCCCAGTTGCGCCTCCAAATATCTCTGAGTTTTGAGCCAAACGTCTCCCAGTCACCCTCAAGCGCCGCCGCAAAAGCGTCCACAACATCGGTGATGTTGGCTAGTACGGTCTGAATGAAGTTCTGGATCATCTCCCACGCCGTCTGCGCGTTTTGGAGAATGGCTTGTCCGTGTGCGTCCCAAAATGCTTGGATGAAGTCAAGAGCCGCTTGTACCTTAGCGATAATTCTGTTAGCGAGGGCGGTCACGGCATTGACGATTCCGTTCCACGCAGACCGAGCGATGGTCAAAATGCTTGCACCGTGAGCGTCCCACCAGCCCCGGATCGTTGCCAAGGCGGTCTGGATAAACGTTTTAACCGCCGTGAACACTGTCATCACCACAGTTTTGACCGTCTGCCAGACCATAGTCGCTTTGGCTAAAATCGCCTCGTTGTTCTCGGCCCACCACGCCCTGACGGTCTGGATGGCGTTGGAAATGAAGGTAGCTACGCTCGCCACGATGTCCCGGATGCCCAGGAAATTCGTCTCCCAAGCTTGTCGAGCTAGGGCTACAACGGCAATCACCGCAGCAACCGGAGCCAGGAGAGACACGACGGTACTCACCAACGTCGCGATAGCCGGGATGATTGCAGCAGCCAGTACCGCCCCCAGGCCAATCAATACGTCCTGTAAACTGAGGTTCTCCGTGAGCCACTGGGTCACCTGCGCGATAATGGGTTGGATGATGTCATACAGTTCCCACAGTCTCATAATCGTGGCTTCGGGGAGCAGGTTGTCCAGGACCTCCATCAACACCGCAAAGGGACCCTCCCCCTGCTGTAATACCTGAAACCCGGTGCTTAACCCCATCCACAGGTCCTCAAAGAACCCGATGACTTGGGGGAGCGCGCCTTCGGCTAGAGTGAGCAGGTTGTCAATCAAGGGACGGATTCCCTCGGCTAGCTGCCCTACGGCGGCTATCACCATCGGACCGTACTCCTCAGCCATCCCACTGAGCCAGTCGATCACGTCCCCGGCAATGGGAAGCAGTTTGTCTCCCAGGGAGATGAGCAGCGTTTCAATGGTCCCCTCGAACGCCTCCATCTTCCCCGCCAGGGTGTCGGCTTTCCGGGCCGCCTGCTCCTGCATCGTCGCGGCGCTGGCGGTTGCGTCCTCCATCTCCGTCCACCCCTCGGTTCCGACTTCGAGCATGGTGTCCATAGCCCGGAGACCTTGGCTGGTGAAAATGGCACCCAGCGCAGCGTCACGTTCGGCGGCGGTTGCGTCCCCCAGTTTGTCCTCAAACTGCTCGATGATTCCCACCATGGGAAGCATCTCCCCCGTAGAAGCATCTCGGACCGCAATACCCAGGTCGTCCAGCGCCTCAGACGCTTTCGGGGTCAGGTCCCGCAGGGAGTTAATCATTGAGTTGAGGCTGGTCCCCGCCATGGATCCTTGGATACCCCGTGTGCTCAAAATGGCGATGGCGTTGTTGACTTCCTCAATGCCGAACCCCGCGCCCCCCGCAGCCGGACCGACCATCTTGAGCGCCTCAGCCATCCCACTGACCTCAGCCACCGACGCATCGGCAGCCATGATCATGTTGTTGAGAGCGTCATTGACAAATTGGGCGCGTTCCTCCGGGGTCTCCATAGACGCACCGAAGGTGGACAGGGCAACCGAGGCGAGGTCTGACGCTTGCACCATATCCAACTCACTGGCAGCGGCAAGGTCAATCGAAGACCGCAGCGCCCCGCCCAGTTCGGCCCCTTCTTCCATGTACCCATTCATATCCCCGAAAATCTCGGTTGTGGTCAGACCGCTCTTGTAAAGCCCGGTGAGAGCTTCAGCGGCACCAGACGCCGACACACCCAGCAGCCGGGTATCCCCACCCACCGCCAGGGCCGAGGCTTTCAACTGCTCGAAGGTCAGGTCCGTCGCGCTTGCCGCGATCTCCAGGTCTGCCATCGACGAGTCAAAGTCCGTCGCCATGGCCATACCTTGCTTGCCCACGTCAATCATCGACGTACCCAACCGGCCCAGGGTACGGGTCGCGGTCTGAACGCCACTGGCAAAGATGTTACCCAGGCCCGTAGCCAGGGTCTGGGTCAGGAACGATCCGGTACGGTTGGTCGTCTGGTAGACCTGCTCCACCGACGCATCGGCCCGGCGCATCGTGCTCTGGAACTGCGCCCAGCCTTGGACGACAAACTCCGCACCTAACTGCTCGAAGGCCATCTGGTTATGCTCCTAACAGGTTTATTCTGTCTCAGATTGTGGTGTATCAAGCCCGTCTTTGAACGTCACCCCGGCAATCACGCCCCACAGTTCCCCGGCTTCCTCCTCGTCTGCCAGGACCATATACCGGAGCCAGTTAGCCCGGTTGACGCGGGTTGAGGGCGTGTCAAACCCCAGGGCGCGCAACTCTTTCACCGCCGAGGGGGGCGGGTCCTCGACGACGCCATAGGCCGCACAGTAGTTGAATAGCCGGTTGCTGTCTTGAGCAAACTGTACCTTCTCCTGCGCGGAAAGGTTGTCAATCCGTCCCTTCACTTCGTCCTGATCTCCCCCGCTGAGAAAGCCCAAGTCAGAAAGCAGACCCTGTAATGCGAGTCTGCTTACTGGCTTTAACGTCAACATTATCCCGGTCTTGGTACGTACTTTCACCCTACCATCACGTTCTCCGAAAACCTTCACCGCTACCTCCTGTTAATGACTTTGTGCCGACAACGCCTGTATGCGCATACTGACCCGATAATGGGCCAGGATCGCGCTCTGTTGGGGGCCGGGTAGGTCACAGAACTCAGACCACGCCATCTGCCCAAACCGCGCCGCTTCCCTTGCCTCAAACACCGATGAATAACTACATGGGAGCCGGGGAACTCTCAACCGCATCACCGGGACGTTGGCCCACGTTGCGTCATAGGTGTTTAACGCCTCCTGGACACCCCGTTCGGTGGTCGTGCTGTGGTACATCAGGTCGAGAAGCACCCGCTCGGCGTCCTGCTCATCTTGCAGGGCCACGAACCGTAGAAAACTACCCAAGGACCCATCGGTCACGTTGAGCCTGCATAGGTCCACGAAATCGGGGTGCTCCTGCCAGTCCTCCGGATCAATCACTTTGACCCCTAACGCAATCACCCGTATCTGGTGATCGCGGATTTTGAGCAGCCACGCCCGATATTGCCGTTGGTAAGCAGGGTCTTCACGGTCCTCAACCTGCTCGGTCATTCCCCCGAAAATGGGAACGTCACGCATCGGTGGATCGGGAGGCGGGTCGTGAGCCAGCAGGGAATCAAATACCCCGCGGTCAACCCGTCCCACCTCCACGCTCACGCCCGACGATAGCTTTATGATAGCAGACCGACCCATCCGTAGGTTGACCCGTCCCCGCCGACGACCATGGCAAGGTTGCTGTGGCAACACATCATGTCCGCAGGCTCTTCGGGCAGGTCATCACAGGACTGCTCGATCTCAAACTGCCCGGAACCCCAACCGGCATTGCGGTAGATTTTGTGGGCGGCCGAGCTACCATCCTTGACTGCCACATACAGGGTCCCGGCTGCATGGACGGTTCCGCAGTTGCACGCTGCCATAGCCACCCCAACCGGGGTCGTGACCAGTTGCGGAAGGTCTGCCATCTCGGTCCACGTGGTCCCCCCATCCGTCGAATACCACAGTTCGGCATCGTCGTTGAGGACCAGCACGTCATACTCGTTAGGAGCCACGATATCCACGAGGGCGTCACTGGCACTGGGTCCCGTCAGGGCGAACCACGAATACCCGCCGTTCTCCGACTTGATGAGGGCGTTGTTGGCTCCCAGGGCATACACCACTGAGGGATTCGTGCGGACAATCCACACCTTGGTTAGATTCTCCGTGGTCGCATCCCCGGCGTCAACTGTGGTCCAGGTATCCCCACCGTCATCGGACAGGTAGACGTATCCATCCGCACCCACGGCGATCAGGAAGTCTTGATGAATGGCGTCAATGGCAGCTAGGGCGTGACTCGCCATATCGGTGTTACCCGACAGGTAGGTAAAGTTCGTCCCGCCGTCAATGCTGCGCGCCAGGGGCAGACTCTCCGCACCGTTGACCACCATGATGAAGTCACCCCGACAAATGATGTCATCCGGGCTTTCCGTGGTCCAGGTAGTCAGTTCGGTTTCCGTCCATTCCCCGGCTTCGCCCCCCTCGTCGTTCACGTACACATACGGGGACCCCGCCGCCAAGAGGGTGCTCACGATTGCGAATTTACACTTATAGCCGTCACCACACCGCCCGCAGTCCTCACCCTCACAGCGGTCTACGGCGACGATACTCACGTCTCGACTGATGGTTGCCATTGTGTTGCCTCCCTAATTCGTTCAGGTGTGTTGCCGTACTTGCAACACTGATTAGCTGGATGCGGTCCCGAAGGTCTGGGTGCTCAGTGCGATACGACGAATCACGCAGTCGTCTTGGGCGCTCCACGGCAATGAGACCACCGACTCTTCCTCGTCTTCCTCGTAGGTGGACCCGGAGAAGGTCTTGGACGTTGCGCGCCCGTAGGCGTGTCGTCTGATCTTGTCCCAGGCACTCCACGCTGGCATATCCCGACAGTGCGTGCGCCGGTCCACGTCAAAGAAGCAACCCTTTTCCATCCGCTCGATCAGGTGCTTCATCTGCTGCTCTTTGGCGGTTAGGGTCGTGGACCCCAAACCGGGCGTGCCGCGCAGGACCCCCCCCACCTCCACCCCGCCGTTGACGCCCTGGCGCAGGGATGGGTTCAGATCCCCCAACTCCTTCTCACTCTCGTCAATCATCATACACTTCCCGCCCCACTTAAAGGATTTGAAACCCCTGGCGCGCCGGGCATAGACCGTGTTCTGCTGGGTCATGATAATGTTATCAGCCATCTCGTTAGCCTCCTAAACTTAGCCTAATTTTCTGATACCCCGCCGCCAAGCGTTTTCCATCGTGCGTGAAAACCATCGCTTTTCTTGCTTGCGAATGACCTCCGGCCAGTTGCGGGGTTCGGTGCCGGGATGCATCACTGCAAAGGGAGACACCCACTGTCCCCCGGCAACCCTACCCGGTCCTCCGTACCACTTGCCCCCGGGACCGGTCTTGGGCATATATGTTCCGGCCTTGAACCTGAGCGTTGGGGCGTTCTTTGCCCGGATAGGGTGAGGGCGCGTACCCTCTACGTTCCACTGCCATAACTGCTTATGCGTAGCTGGGAACACATACAGTCTGATCTCGTCTTGGGTGATGCGTTTCCTGGCCCGAAAGGTGGGTCTGTGGTCCCAGTTGCTCACAATCTTGTCAAACTCACTGATAAAGTGCGGTTTCACGTCATTGTCCAATGTACGCTCAAGCTCTTTGCGCGCCTTGTCTGCATTAACGAACACCCGCCGAGACCGTATGCCCCGCATCGCGACTTTTGGCATTATACCCCTAATCCTTTATTAGCTTTCGTAGTTTGGCGAATCTCGGAGAACGTCATTGCCATATCTCAATACTCTCCCCGCTGGCTGACGTAGGATCCCTGCTCGGCCTCCGGAGGGGTGGGTAAGCAGGGTGGCAGCGGAGCGTCCTGGATCCCGTCCTCAAATGTCGGATTGGTTAATAGGTTAGTCATCATCAATCTCCTAATTGTATGTTATATTGCTACGAACTCAGCTACGGGCTGTTGGAAAACGCAAAACCATTTGGCTCCGGTGATATTCGCGTGACTTCGACCTCAAGAGGCGCACGAGGCTGCACCCACCTTGCTATCTCTGCCACCCTTTGAGGTGCCGCCATTGATGTGCCGGACATCACCCCGTAGACAGATGGAGTTCCTGAGTATTCCTGCAAAAAAAAATTCCCCATAGGCGTTGTGCTTCTTACGGTGCCCAGCCTCCACGTATCCACGCATCCCCAGTTGCTATAGCTGGCACGGTAACCGTTTGTATCCAACGCACCAACACCAATCACGCCGGGAAAGCAAGCGGGGTAAAGCTTGCGGTATTCTCCGTTGTTGCCTACAGAAGCCACGATGATCACCCCGTGGTTTCTGGCATGGATTACAGCATCTTGTAGGTCGTTACTATCTGTAGAAGTAGTCATGCTCACATTGATGATAGATGCTCCCTCCGCCACGGCATAACGGATACCCTGTGCTATATATCCGCTGTACGTGTTGCCGCCCCAATCTATCACCTTGACCGGCAAAATTTCGCATCCATCACACCCTGCCGCAATAATACCGGCAACGTGAGTGCCATGTCCGTATCGATCATGTGTATCGTCTACCCTGGGTACGAATGACCGGCCTGGCAAAACTCTTCCTGCAAGGTCGGGGTGTGTTGCATCTACCCCGGAGTCAAGCACTGCAACGATAATCCTTTGAGATGCTAACACTGGAGTCGGCAGTAGCGCCAGCAGTAATGTGAGCAGGAACGCCCAAGTCCTCCGCCTTCGACCTTTGTTGACTCTTCTATTCTTCATCGTTCGCTCTCAACCTCCTTTTTGAGTTGATTGTTTACAGTAAACCGCCCAACGCCCGGCCCTGCGGACCTCGTACGTCACGCGCATGCTTCAAAAGAGCTACCCTAGAGCTACCCTAACTGGCGATTCTCGGAGAGCGTCATAGCGCACTCCAGAGCGCAGGCGTGTTCGGTGGCTCCCAGCCGACCTGCGCCGTGTGCGCTTGTAAACATTCGTACTCCGTGCCGTTGTAGATCACCACATCGCCGATGTCGTAACTCACGCCCGCCTGCCATTCGTCGATTGGCTCACTCACCACACTCCATAGACTCGGTACGTTCGGCGGTTGCCAGTCATCCTGTGTGACGTGCGGCTGGATGCAGACGTACTCCACGCCCTCGTAGGTGCGGATCGTCCCGATGGTCACTGGCTCCCCAGCTATCCACCCAATCCCGTCCACGTCCGGTCGATGGACCAGAAAGTGCGACGGAATCAGGTCGTCTACCGGGTGCCCGGTGCGTTCGTGCGGCTGACGCACCAGTACAGCGCGGTCGCCGTCTGCATACAGATCACCCGCCTCAAGCCACGTACCCTGCGGGGGAAGTGGGGGCAGCGCATCGACCGGCACGCTGCCGAGAAAATCATTGTCGTCCTCGGATTCTACCACGACCAGGCTCGTTGCCAGGTAGTCCCCGTCCTGGAGTTCGGCAGTCGAGACCAGTTCACCGCCATACATCAATGCGTAGCGTTTGGAGCGTCCGCTAGTTTGCACGAGTGTCATGGTGCGCTACCCCCTGAATACGTAATGCTCCACGTGTTGAACCCCTCCGCTTCGGGATCGTTCACCACCTCGTACACGTACTCAAGCCCCGTCGTTGGCGGGTCGCCGTCCTGATACGTGCCAGACGGTGCGGCATTCGTACCGCCGATATTGAGTTCCGGCGTGCCGTCGGTGAAGTTGGCCCGCTCGGCGTACATATCGGCCAGCAGCGCATCCACCGCCGCCTCTGTCCAGCCGCAATCTTGGACGCGACAAACCGTTATTGCGGTCATTGTGCCGATTGTGCCTTGGCTTACGCCGGTGTCGTACAGGTACAGCTCCGTCAGCGATGTGAGCGTCGCAATGTCTGCGATGTCACCTGATACGCTGGTGTTGTACAGTTGCAGGACCGTCAGCGAGGTGAGTGTGCTGATGTCGGCAATGTCACCACTCACGCTGGTGTTGTACAGGTACAGGCGCGTCAGCGAAGTGAGTGTGCTGATGTCGGCAATGTCACCACTCACGCTGGTGTTGTACAGGCGCAGGAACGTCAGCGAGGTGAGTGTGCTGATGTCGGCAATGTCACCACTCACGCTGGTGTTGTGCAGGTACAGGCGCGTCAGCGAGATGAGCGTCGCAATGTCTGCGATGTCACCCGATACGCCGGTGCTGCCCAGGCGCAGGCGCGTCAGCGAGGTGAGCGGGCTTAGCTCTCCCAGACCATTTCCGTCAACGTTCGCATCACCGTGCAGGTCTAGCTCCGTCACATGCCCGCCGGACACTGTGACGCCGGTCCAGTTGTCCACCACAGGATCAGTCGTCCAGCCGGTGTTGTCGGTCCAGTTGTCCCCGTCTGTCGCGTCGTAGAACGCGATCAGTGCGTCCGCCTCAACCTGTGGCACATCGGACGGGGTGAAGCCCCCGCTCATCAGCACCGGGACGGCAAGCCCGCGTCGCACTCTCAGCACGCCCATCGCGTCACCTCTCCGAGAATCTCGCTTACTGGGTAGCCCGTCATCAGATTAGTCCTGCAGCACATGCAGAATCACCGTGATGTCATCCGTCGCGGCCAATGTGCCCCCAGTACGATCCACCAAAAACCCGTACAAACTCATCCCGCTGTCCGGGTCATACCTAAAATATTCTGAGACATAATTTGCGCTTGGCGTCCCCGCCGCACGCCACGCGCCGTCTGACGTGCTGATAATTCCTGCTAGATCGTGTAGGTCAGCCTCTGTTGGTGCAAAGGGTGCATTGTCGGCGATGGCATCTGGCTGTGCGTTGAATAGCCAAAGTTCCATCTCTGAATCCTGCCCGGCGTCATCGACAATCGTAATACCGACGACCAATCCACCCGCACCTGCCTCACGTGCTGCGTTTTCAAACGTGAGCAGCCCCCCAACCACGTCACCAGCAGCATACGCACCAGCGGTGACGGTTGGCGTAACAGGAATGGTTGCTCCTGACGTCTCCACCTGCAACACCTCAGAATCAGTTATATTAACCTGAAGGGACGAACCTTCGGCCCGTAATTCCACCGGATCCCCAGCAGCGTCAACCCCGGTCAAGACGACCTGATTGCCAACCCTCTCCCTATTGCCATTATCCAGAACTCGCACAAATTCAACCGGGTTCCCATGTGCCATTAGAGCACCCCCGCTCTGTATAATTTCATATTTGTTGCAAACTCGTAGGCCACCCACGCCCCTTCTTCAGGACCGAAGGGACTTATCCCCCGGAGTGGCTTCCCAAACCCATCAACCTCTACCCTGCGGTCCCGTTTCCACATCTCCGAGGCTGCATCACACGCACAAGGCTCGTGAGGCATCTTGGCGTGAGCCAGCCGGACAATCGCGTTAAATGCCTGCCGCCCCCACGGTCTAAACGTACCATCGTCATTATACAGGTCCCGTCCGGCATAATAGTTAAGCAACACCCGATCTCCACACAAACTCGAACACCCGAGTCCCAGGACTCCCACCATACTATTATGAACATAAACGCAAGCCGTGTCGCGGGTATCGGTGCAGTTCTCACCCCGGCAGTATTTGATTAACGTCGCCGGTTCGTCGTTTATGTTGTAGACCCGCGTCAGGTCTACCGTATCCGCAAAATAGGTATCGTCGTCATAGTCAAGCCCCTGTGAGGGGTTGTCCCTATACGCCGGTTTGACCAGCCTGCACCGGGGAATCTCAAGGGTGACGTTACCCCCGGACAGGGTGATGTTGCTGGGCATAATTTCAAGGTCCGTGTCGGTGTGGTAGACGTGGATTTCAGACACGTCCGTCACCGTGGTTGCAACCGGCCCGATCACAGCCGGGTCACTGGTATGATCGACGGCAGCCCCTGCGGCAATGGTAGCCGTGGTACGTACCCCTCCGGCAATCACATACCCATACTCCGTAGCCAGGGGGAGCCGATAGTCGTGTTGCTCGTCTGTTATCCATTGGCGCCCGAATTTGTAGTTGACGAACTGCTCTAGCTCGTACTGGGCCTCAGCCAAATAGTGCTGTACCCAGTCCCGTTCATCGCGGGTCCATATCTGGTTGCACCCTCCGGTGCGGGTGCATTCGTCGTAGTTGACGCCCCAGAACGCACACTCGCACGCCTGAACGTGACGCGCATAGGCCGCCATAGATACCACGCTGCTCTCCGGGTATTGATCAGATTGTACGGGTACGATGGGCATTAGTGAATGACCTCACGATCAGGGTCGTGGTCCCTGGGACACAAGACGGCATCGAACCGGTCAACCAAATTCGTGATGACTGTGGTGTTGCCCTCAATAGCATTGGATAATTTCTCATTGGCTTTTGCCTGCTGCATGAACGCATCCAATACCTGCTTTTCGCGTTGCTTACTGACGTCGCGCTCCTCACGCCACGCCTTCCAAAACAACCACGCAGCAACCCCCACGGCCCCAACATTCGTTAAGGCTGTGATGACCTGAATTGCCTCATTCTCTCCCACGGTTCCCCTCCATGAACTCCTGTAAAAGACACTGACCTCCAGCGATTGCCAACCACGCCAGAGGAACCGTAAGCCACTCCCCCCACAACGCCATACCCGCCGTCACGGCGGCGAACCACACCCCGCAGCAATACGGACATTCCGCACCCTGCGCCAAAGTGTTCCAGATTTTGTGAGCCGTTTGTTTCCTGCTTTTTATGGACCTAATGCTTTGATCGACCAACCAATGCCTGATCTTGCCAAACACATTGAACGGACCGGCCTCAAACGCCAGGAGTTGAGCCAGCCTGTACGTCGCCAGGACCGCCAGCACTAGCCGAATCTCAATGTGCATCCACATATCCTTGCACATCGCTCTTGAGTACCCGCCCGTCCACACCGGACCCTTGGCCCCCTAGCCACTCCATTAGGTCAATCAGCCCGATATTGTGCTCCTCAGTCAGAGCTTGCGCAGCACTGGTCAAGTCAATCTCCAAGTCTAAAGTCTCGTCAGTGTCTGGTTCGGATCGTTCGCGTAATGGCTCCGGGTCAACCACGTCCTCCGGTTCAGGTTCCACCCGCTCGGCCTCTGGTTCAACGGGCAGCGGATCCTCAACAAACTGCCCGGTCTCCAAGAGAAAATCAACGTCTTCCGGCTTGACACAGATATGCAGATACCTTGCCGTCCTGCCGTACTTGTACCGGGTATAACTGGGACCGGCGATGGTCTGCTTGCCGATAGACGCCCCGGTGTATTTCATCCTGACCATATCTCCCGGACACGGCGTTGTCTCCGAGGTCTGCGGGGCATTAGAGACGGTACGCGCCGACCGTGAGGCTCGGCGGTTACTGGTATTTCGCTGGCTACCACAACATCCCATAGGTCTCTCTCCTAACTCGTAAACTCGCGGATACAATCGTTTTATCTTCTCAAGAAAATAGTGCCGGGGCTTAGGCTTTCGTTCTGTGCGTCCCTGCCCCTGCCTGCGGTAGATGTAGAGCGGTTTGTGGAAGTGGACCCCGCAGTAGCCGTACAGTCCCAAACCCACGTTAAACGCCCAGTCCTCACGCCCATCGTCCATTAGGAGGCTGTACCCCCCCACGGCCTTCCACGCTGAACGGGGATACAGGATACCCTTGTGCATCTGGTTTTTGTAAAGCAGCCTCTCGAAGTCGTACTCCTGCATCCGGCGGGGAACCTGCTTGCCGTTGTCCAGCAACCACATTGTGTCGTCGTAGACAAAGGAGTGGGGATACTGTTCAGCCAGTTTCTGCATCTCCTCAATCCGGGTTGGAGCCATCATATCGTCGCCGTCCAGGACCGTGACGTACCGCCCGTAAGCGTGCTCGATCCCCGTATTAGCGGCGGCACTTGCCCCGGCGTTGTTGCGGTGCCAATAGAATCGAACGCCTTTCCAGGGGTCTACGTACTCACGAACGATCTCAGCGGTGCGGTCATGGGAAGCGTCGTCAACTACGATAATCTCAATCCCCTGAAAGGTCTGGTTCAGGACGCTCTCAATGCCTTGGGCAATATAGGCCTCGTGGTTATAGGCCGTGATAATGACACTTACCAGTGGGGGCGTGCGAACCAGCCATTTCTTTTTGTCAGGTTCCTCGGTCAGTGCCGAACTGATACCGTCCCCATACGTGCCTTTCCGGGAATGGACCACAACCTCGTCAACGTCCATCGGTTCGGCCCAGTAGCCGGCCCGGCACGCCCGTAATTGCCACTCGGACGTCGCGCCCCACAGCGGCCAATACTGCTCGTCAAAGCCCCCAATCTCATCAAGGGCGTCCCGGCTGACGTACATAAACGTCCCCTGTACGTACCCCTTCTCCCAAGCGGGGTGCCCCATCACCCCGTCCCCCGCCGTGGCAAATGACCTATTCGCTTGGTAAGGTACGATTAACTGCTCCCATCCCTCTTTTAGTCTCACGTCCTGGTTCAGTATAAGCACGTCGGTGTCACAGGCGTCAAAGCCCGCGTTGCACGCCCCGGAGAAATATCCCCGCCGATCTAAATTGATAAGGTCTACGTTCTCCCACTGCTTAATATACGGTGGGTCGCTCTCGTAATCGTTTACGACTATAACGTGATACGTTTCTGGGATACTGTTGAGTAGACTGGGTAGGGTGTCGTGTCCCCGCCAGAACGGGACGATCAAGGTCAAGTCCATGTACAGTCTCCTAGATAGAGAGGGAGGGGGAGGGTAGCGGCTCCCCCTCCCTCGTGTAGGGAGTGATACGTGCCCAGTGTCGGCTAACTACATTCAGCGGCGTCGAAGCTGCTCTCCGGGTAGAAGCTGGTCTCAGCTGGATCCGGGCTCAGCGGGTCGAGGGCGCTGGTGCAGCGTACGTCCTGGAACCGGACCTGTGCCCACGGCGCGTAGCAGAATAGACGCGGGTGCATCCACATACTCATCTGGATACACTCATTATCAAACCGTTTCTTGCCCAGCAACCGTCCGCCGTCTGCGGTGAAATAACCCATCGAGCTGTCGAGGTTCGTGCGGATGCGCTCAAGGGCCCTGGTCGCGTCCAGGTGCTCCCCTTCCCAAATGCGGACGTTGCCTACGGACCCGGTCAGCACGTACATATCGCCCCGCGTTGGACCGGTGATCGTGTCCCAGTCGTAGGTGAGAATGGGGATGGGGAAGGAGTCAACCGTGATGTAGCCGTCGCCAAACAGGTTTTCCGGCACGTTGGCGATCAGTCCCTTGCGGAACTGACGGGCCTCATAGGTTTGCAGGTTGACCTCACTGTACTGTGATCCCTCGCAGACCGACCAGCAGGTGAAATAGTCAAGCAAACAGTCCTTGAGGAACGTCGGCAGCACCAGGATCATATCACCAATTTGCATCTGGTTCACTTGGTTCTGCAACCACTTGGACCAGGAGATACGCTGGCGAATCCGGCGAATCACGGAGATCAGCACGTCGATGATGTTGAAGGTGTTGGCGATGGCCGTCCCGTTGACCGTGATGCCAGCCCCACCGTCCATCACGTTATCATTCCAGTCAATCACGTAGGAGTTAAGCATCCCGCCGTGGGTTGTCGCCACCCACTGCTGGAGACCGTCAAACTGACCGGATACGGCGGCACTGCCCGAAACGAGGTCCTGGCGGATATCGTTCAGGAGCGTGTCGGTGGCGAAGAGCATATCCCACTCGTCCTCGCTCTCCACAGGGGACCCATCGAGCCGATAGCGGGGACGGGTCTTGCAGTACCGGAGCGGCTTCACAATGTCGCGCACCGGACCGGACCGCCCGTACCGTCCGAAGTCCTCGACGGTCAGCTTGCGGGTTCCGAACTCAAACCCGTTAGGTGTGTCACACGGATCGGAGAGATACCCCGCCGTGTCGGTGCCCTGAAGAGTCTGCTCAGGTCGGACGTAGGTGATGAACTCGACGGACCGGTAGCACTCCTCGGTCACGTTGAACCCCATCCAGTCGAGTAGGGGAAGCTGTCCCCCAAACGACAGAGTCATGATCTCGTCCGTGCAGGCGTCGAAATAGTTGCAGCAGCCGAACGGGCTGGCGTGTGTGTCCAGGGTCAACCGCTGCCTGCGCGAAAGCGTGCGTGCGTTGCCTCTCATAATTTTACCTCCATAAAGGAATCGTGTGGGTCAGCAGCCAGCGGTGGCTATTTCAGACCCTTCTCGGCCAGTAAATCCTCAACCTTCTTGCTGGTGTCGGGTTCGTCGTCGTCATCGTCATCGTCCTTGGCGCGTGCCTGGGACGGGCGGTGTAGGTCCAGAGCTTTGAAGGCGTCAGGAAGATCACTCTCCCATTCACGCTGTCGAGCTTCGGCCTCCCCCTCAAGCGCCTCAACCCGTGCCGTCAGAGTCTCGATCACCTCCGTCGCTTCGTTGAACGCTTCACCCAGGTCCGTGAGGGCTTGGGAGTGCTCAGGGACGATCTCGGCCAGCCGGGCAAGCAATACCTGCTCCGGGGCTGGGTCTTCGTCCGTGGGTTCGGTGCGGGTCTCAAGGTCCTGATGGTTTGGATTGTCGGAACCAGCGGTGTCACCGGGCTCGGGGTCCTCGTCGCCGTCCCCGGTCCGGGCAATCATCCCCTCGTCCTGGATGCGCTGGTTGACGCGATCAGTGTTCTCCTGCATCCAAGCCTCGGCCGCATCCTTATCACCGCCAAACAGTTTCAAAAATGCCTCTCGTGCACGTCCTTCCAACATAATATCCTCCCCTTGCTCAATCTGTGTCGTCCGCGTGAACAGTGCGGCCACTTGGTCCTCAGGAGCGGTGCTGATCTCCTCGATATATCCCTGTACAAAGACCGGTATCTCAATATCTTCCTCAATCCCCAACCGTAGTATCTCCGGTTCGGCGGTGGGATAATAGCCGATACTCTCCCCCCAGTAATCGGGGTCTTTTTGCCGGGCGGTGATCTCCCGTTGGGCAATCTCCGTGTCGTCATACAGCCCACTGGTGATTAACGTATAGCCGTCGCGGGCCAGGAAGTCGCATTGTCCGGTCCTGAATTGCTCGCCTTGGTGATAGAAAGTGCGGTAGGGATAGCCGTGCTCCTCGACATTCTCCGTGAAACTGTCAAACAGATCGGAGCCGTCAATCTCCCCAACCCGGTTCAGGACCGCCGTACAGGACACGGAAAACCACCGCCAACGCCCCTCTGCGGTACGCCGGATGGTGGTGGTCGTGCGTGCGGAGACCGGCTCGTGGACAATCATCACCTCGACCCACTCAGGGTTAAGCATCACCTCAGTCTCGTCGATGGTGAAGGGAATACGGTAGAGCTTGCCGTCCCATACCGCCAGGGCATACAAGGACCCGTCCTCGTGATAATAGTCCATAAAATACGCGCCGTCCCGTGCCTCGTAGACGGCTTCGTAGAGCATGTCCCAGACCCGGTACGAACTCAGGGCACGTTCTTCGCCCTCTGGCGGTTCCATCCCGGCTGCTTCATACACACTGTCAGGAGCAACTTCATCCATCTGTTCATAGGCGGAGATGATCTCGGCGGCTGCGGACTGCACGGCGTCACCCCATTCGTCGTCGGGGATACCGGGGTTCTCGACGGCGGTGATACCCCGCCCCCCGGCTGCGGCATAGACAGCTTGATCGACGTAAGTCCCCGCGTCGTCCCCCGGCTCGCGGATAGGGAGCATACAGTGACTTTGCACCCAGTCCGCTTGTTCAGTGTTGCCGGCCTCGGCGTTGACGTTGATTAAGCAGTCCTGACAGTAGGCCGCCGTGTCCGGCCAGTTGGACGCCGATCCATCCCACTCGTCTACCTGTTTGATCGCCCGTTGGTTGGGCTGAAAGATACGTTTAATGCGGTCCCACGCCTCGTCAATGGTTTTCGGTCTCACCGGCTACCTCCCTAAAACACAAAAAAGGCCACGGACAACCTGCGGTCCATGGCCTCGGCGGGCTCAAATTACTGCTTCACTGTCTAGTTTAGCACACTTTCGTTAGGAACGCAAGGGCTTAGTACGTGAATACTATGCCAATCCGGGGCAATTTTAGGCAATTTCACAGATTGCCCCCCCAAAACCCCTATTTGCCCCTTGACATTTTAAGGTTTTACGGCCTTCAGATTCACAACTCGAACAATTGGCCCCTCGACGATCTGCTCACCAATCGTCCGCACGGTATATTTTTCTTCGGAGATGAGATGGATCGCCCCCTGAGCCACAAAGTCATCGTCAAGATCGAGGACCTGGACACCAATAAGCTCTATGCATACCCAAGCATCCTCGCCGACGCCGCCGCGATGATCAAGGCGGAGTTGGTCGACGCCGAGCAGGCAGAGATCGCTCGGGAGCTGATGGCGGAGATCGAAGCCGTACCTTACGCTGAGTATGACGGCTCGTTTGCCGCCGAGTGGATCTACACAGAGGACGTAGCCGCAGATATCATCAACTAGATTTGTTAGCCTAGCACCACAGGGGTGCTCCGTCGCCTCACCATCCAATCAAAAAGCCCCCTCAATCGAGGGGGCTTTTGTTTGTCATCCACCAGCCGTTATCTACCACACTGTAGCCACACGCCCTTAGCCGTTCGTAGGGGTCATGGTATAAATACCTATCTCCACACCAGAACCCCACAGGGACAGTCTAAGCCGTATTAGAGAGCGACCGTCTTCCAGAGGTTGTACGCATCCGCGCATCCATCGCGCACGTATTGGCTGTCAGCATTGCCCATCGGCTCAGGGTGTTTTCGTCCCGGATCCACCAGCCTTGCCGCTTTCCCTGCGGTCTGTGGGTCAATGGTGAAGCGGGGTTGGGACCACTGACCGATCCAGTGAAACAGAAAACCCAGTACCCGCCCCGGATCGTCAACCAAATCCTCTAGCTGTACGGTCAGCCAGCGGTTGGCGTCCAGTTTGGAGAACTCTACCCACGCTTGTTCCATCAGGGTATTGTACCACTCTACAAACGCCTCCGGGTCGCGGGGTCCCCAGTTCTTTGTCAGCACACTGGCGCACACGTCTACCGGGTCACGGATGATATGCACGAACAGGGAGCCGGGGAATACCTGCTCCAACCAGTCAGCAAAGCACATGGTATGCGGGGTCTTGTGAACGGTTTGAGTCGTGCCGTTGACGGCGTGTGTTAGCCCAAACAGAGCGCGGGTGAACCTACGCACGAACAGGCTACGTTGGTTTGTTGAGGTGATGGCCGAGACGTTCTTGCCGATCTCCACGATCATATTAGGTTTGTAAAGCAATGGGGCTTGGGGGAGCACTCCAAACCGCTTGAGGTTGTGGGTCATTTTGTTGGCAAATAAGTAGGCCACGTTCTCCACGAAGTCGCTGCGGGTGATTGAGTTATCAACATAGTCAACGGCCCCGCCGTGATCAATCAGAAAACGGGGCTCGATAAACGCAGAAATCGCGGGGTCCTCGTTCAGCATCCGTGCCAACAACGTCGTGCCGCACCGCCCGGTCCCGGCTATAAAGATCATTGATCCTCTCCTGTCTGTATGCGTGCCATCATATCCAATACCTTATCCGGTGCTCCTACGAACCCGGCCAACCCAGCCACTTCGTCCTCGGCGTGACTACCCATTAACCGTTCGTAGGACACGTTGAACCGGATGGCACCGTATCGCTCAAAAAACACCCGGATATGGAGCCAGTAGGTGTCTACCAAATCCGACCAGTCCTGTGCGGACCGGTCACCCAAATTAGTGCCCTCGTGCCTCCGTAGCAAACTGTCTACGATGTCCTGCTTGCGACGTTGGACCACCACGTAGAACGGGGTGCAGTTTTCGAGCAGCAGGACGGGATGCCACGCAAACGAGGTCAGGGCGTTGCGCGGGTCCTTCCATCCCCACTCCGGGTAGCGTGTGCTGCGCTTCTGGACCAGACTCCGCATCGTTCGGGTGATTAACGGCCCCGCTGCATCAATTACGCGCCAGGGTTGGGGTGGATTATGCCAGTTGCCCCGCGCTCGCGCGAGGATTAAACGGTTTAGGTCCACAAAATCAACATCCTCGTGATAGCCATACGGCTGCGTCGCGTCGTGTCCCCCACAGCGGTTGACACACATTGGGACCCCTGCTGTCCGCAGCATCGAGGATACCAGACTGGTCCCGGATCGGTGCATACCTAGAACCACGTAGACCATACTCATAAGGCTTGCCCCTTTCGGTGCCAGTGGGTCCCATACCGAGACCGGGTCCCTTTCGTTTTGTGGTGAATATACTCGTCTATCGGGAAGTGCTGGGGGCGGTGTCCCCACCGCATTGCGCGCCGTTGGTTGCGGAGCGCCGGTGCGCCGTGCGGTTCAAATGGGGGATAGGCCATGTACGTTGACCGGTGCCACAACGCCGCGCAGGGGTGACAGTAAGAGATACCCTGCCCTGTCAGAAGCCGGTGTCCTGTGTCATCAACCTGCACGACCCGACCCACCACATACACCTCGGGATCGGTCATCATTTGGAGCATCGGCCGCAGGAACTCACCCCGTTTGACCTCGGTGTCACTGTCCAGCGAAAAGAAGAAGGGCGTCCGGGTTTCCATCACCCCGGCGTGCAAGCCCGGTCCGTGCCCTTTGTTCTCCATCAGCCACACCCCTTTCGTCTGCGGGTGTAGTTCGGCCCATCGATGGATCATGTTCGCTGAATTATCGTGGCTACCATTGTCCACGACGATCACCGCGATCTCCGGGTAGTAATACCGCAAGGACTGATAGCAGGTTGTGGTCAAATCCGGGGTCTGGTAGTTTACGATGATGAAGGTCACGTCACTCAGGCTCGGAACCATTCTCCCATCCATTCTCTAGTATGTCTACCAATTCCTGACAACTGATGCTAACCAATTCAGTTCCCCGCTGGCGGGTGCGGTCACTATTGCGTTTATCCTTTAGCAGTATAAGCAGTTGCCCCCCCTGCTCGATGCGCTGGCAAAGGGGGATGCCGTCAACACGCACCAGTCCATCGTCGTCAATCTCGATGGCGTGCTGTCCGACACGTTTGACTCGGCTCACGAATACTCCAAATGACACGCACACGATGTCAAGCAGATTGTGTCACCTGAGCCGGGAATGGCAATGTTTCCTGTTGACGGAGCGATAAAGTCCTCATCCAGGAGGATAGCTTCCTGATCGGCCAACGCTAGACAGTCCTCGCAGTGTTCAGCGGGTCCCAGCACCCACGTCTTGTCCGTGTACCCAAACTCCGGGGCGCGCCGGGCACGGGCCCGTTCGTACGCTTCACGGCTAGAGTTGATATACATACGGGCCCGGTTGGCAATCTGTCCCACCGATAACTCGTCGGCTGGGGTCAACCGCAGGTCATCATACCAGTCCTCTAGGTAGCGGTACTGATCGGCGATCATCCCCCCCACCGACCCCCAGTCCTCTTGCGTCATCGTGTTCCGGCCCCCGGCTCCTTGGAGGTACTGGGTGATGTAATTGTCCTTGATCTCCTGTCGGAGTAAGCGCCGGAAGTCGGCGGGGGACACCTGCTGATCGGTCAACATCTCAGCCATGCCGTCTGCAACGTTGGCGCTTGACGTGACCATATTCTCCATCAGCGCACGGGCGGCCTCGGTGCTCATAATCTGCCCGGTTTCGGTGTTCCGGTAGCCGGATCCCCCTAGCCGGGGATCGTACACCCAGCCCCCGGTTTGGCGGTACACCCGGCTCAGCACCACGCCGTTCGCCTGCTCAAAGGCGTCGCTCTCACACTCGTCGGCATCCCCGCCCCCATCTACGCAGTCCTCGTAGACACTGTTGAAGACCGCCACCCACTGGGAGCGGTCGTCGCTGGACAGATCCTGCACGTATGTGGGCAGGTCTGCGTCATTGTCTCCACTATAAGGCATCGTGTTCTCTCAAGGCTACGGCCAGGGGGGGCAACCCCTGCCGGGTGCGGCATTCGGTCTGGTCGTCAAAACACTCCCGACACAACCAACCTCCGTCCCGTAAGTGGATAACCTCTAATCTCTCAAGGGACCGGTGACAGTCCCGGCATACATATCGGATCCGGGCAATGGCGCTGATCGGTTGCTGACTCACGGTTCCTCCCTCTCGTCCTCGGCCTCAAGCAAGCCCCGGTATTCCTGGGGCTGTCTGCGTTCCCACTTGGCAATCGCCCGTTCCACATCCTCGACTGTGATCTCCACGCTGTCGTCGTCGCTCTCGTACAGGACCTCCGGCTCGCTCTGCCTCGCCACGGTACGGCTGGGGATGGAGTAGACCCGTTCGGGATACAAGGCGTCGGCTCCCGTCCACCACAGAACATCTAAGACGTTCTCCGGGTATCTGTACCGGACAATCGGCTCGGTCTTGTACCGCTCGCACGCCAGACGCACCCGCCCTTTACTGAGCAACCGTTCCTTCTCCTGCTTGCGGAGCCGGGTTTCTGCCTCGGAGTCATCGGTGTCGGTGGTCGTCACGTCCTCCTCCGGCAGCGTCCAGTCATCGAGAATGTAACCCCGTTGTGCGTAGAGGAACCGGCGTTCCTCGCGGGTTAGGGTTTCCATCCCCTGGACGGGAGACTCGCTCATTGCGTTCACGGCTTCGCTGTATGCCTGTATAGCCTCAGCTTCAGCTTGTAACCCCGCGTCGTCCCGCTGCTCGAACTCAAAATGCAGGGACGAGGGCAACTCCCGCTGAAACTTGTCCTGCCAGGACAGCACGAAGTCTAATTCACCCTTGGCGCTGGCCTTCACTGCCTGCATCTCGGTCTCCCGTCCGGTGCCCAGGGTGCCCCCACTGACCGGCCAGAACTCGCGGGGATCGTACCCCGCCTCAAGCGCATAGGCATACATTAGCACATCGACAAACTCGGTCAGGTCAAAGTCGCGGGGCAACTGGGAGAACGACAGCAGCTTGCCGTCAACGTCCCCCTCACCCCCTAATGTCATTACACCCCTAAAAAACTCACGCTCCCGTTGAGTGAGTTGGGCGTCGTTATACTCCAAGGCGTCCTCCCACTGTTTTTGCGAAATGCCTTGCAGGAGCAGCAAGCCCTTGGGCATCATCGAGAACAGCATCTCCCGGTCGTGCCGGAAGACCGCCACCATAATAGCCGCCAGTTCTACGCACCGGCTGACAAACGAGTAGCCCAGTTCGTGCTTAGTTTCGTCGGTGGTTGGCATCGACACGCACCGGAAGAAGTCGGTAGGGAGCCAGTCTTGGGGTTTGCCGGTAGCCGAAGGGTCGTATTCCAGGGGGGCGTCAGGGTTGCCGGTCAGTTTGCACCGGGCGGGGTCCACAGACCAGATGGCCGTCAGAGGACCGGTCTCCGCGCCGGACCGCCCAATCTCCGTCACCGCTCCCAGGTCGCTTGTCCAGTACGACTCACTTTGCAGGTAGGCGTACCGCCGCCAGCCGGTTCCCTCGTGGGCGTTACGCAGAACCCGCGTGTACCGGGCCACTTGGTTGCGCCCCCCGATAAACGACCAACCCCGGTTCTTGTCAATGGCGGTGATGGTGTTCACGACCCCTGCTAACAATGGCTCCTGCTTCCAGAAATTACGCAGCCACTTGTCGCGTTCGCGGGAATCTTCTCCCCACGAAGGCACGTCTAAGACCATCTCCTTGGACCACCGCTCTAGTTGGTGATACCAGCGCCGCATGCCTGCTGTGGTCATGGAAAACCGGGGTTGCCGGCTCTCACTGTCGGCCCGTTGGATCATCTGGTCTACTGCCTGTTCTGCGCGTTTAATGCGTCCCTTTGCCATTATGTCTCTAACTCCTTTAGGCTCCCCGCCCCCAGCCCCCTTGCTTGGCTGCCCGGACCGCCATCGCTCCCGCCACTACGCTGTCAGGCGGGTGTCCCCTCCCGTACAGGTCGTCGCGGGTGCAGTAGACGTGCTCGTTTCTACAAAACTCAATCTCAGGAGACACAACGCCCCCCTGCTCAATCATCATAATATACTCGCTAAACAGGTTCTGCCGAACCGCCCCCACCATCTTATAGCCCCTGGCGTCTACGGTCAAATAGTCATCTACCACATTCCCCACGCCGGTCTTGTCGTGAGCGGCCTTACCCCGGTAGCGGTTGACCCGCTGGTTAAACCGTTTGACCATCGCGGGCCACGGCTCCCGTCCCCTCCGCTCCCAGGCTACAACCCTCCAGGGTTCAACGTCTGTCCGCAACGTCACGATCACCGTCCAGTCCTGGTCCTTGGCCCAGTCCGCGCCGGTTGCGTACCGCGCCCCCCGTTGGGGTTCTTCGATCTCCACATACTGCCCTAACGCCCCATCGTATGTACCGAGAGAAGCTTGGAACATCTGCTCCACATACTCGGTCCAGATGGCCCGGTTCTCCGAGGACGGTTCCTGTAGGTCATACTCGGTCTCCCACTGGCGGGTCGTGACCTCGTTACGCTTGGCCCGGATCTCCGAAGGGAGCAACCAGCCGTCGCTCGTGCTGGTTTCGTGATACGACCACTCGTGAATCGGCCAGCCCCGGTCCTGAGCGCGTTTGAGTACCTCCGTCATCGTCGCGTCCGGGTAGTGATGCGTGCTCGACAAGACCGTTTGGGCGGGGATAATCACCCGGCGCCCCTCGGTCCGGGACATAGCCTGCCCCATCGCTGCATCGAGAATGAGCACCGCCATCTCGTCGATCTCATCCATCCGCATCCGTTCGGGGTGCGGACCCCGCGTGCTCTTGGTTGACGCCATCAGCGCCTGAATGGAGTTCCCCCACACGAACCGGGATACTGTGGTTAAGGGTTCACCTTGCCACAAGTGCGTTGGGGCGTTGTCCTTCTCGTACAGCTCTTTGCTGATATAGTCCTGCACGTTCTGGCTCTGCGCGCCAGACCCGCCCAGGATTTTAACGTTCGCTTTGAGCGTCAGGGCCTCCGTCAGCCCCAGTAACGCCAGTAGATAGCTCTTGCCCCCGAACCCACGACTGGCTTTCCAGACCGTGACCCGGCTCCGTGCAAAATACGCATCGGCAAAGGCGCGCCAGGGTGTCGAATGCCCCGGTATCACCACGGTATCGGGGATGATGGCCCCGAAACAGACCTCTACAAAATCGCGTAGCTGCCTCTCCGTCCGCAGCGGTATCGGGAAGTTATGCTGAATAACGGCAATGGCTACACCTCATCGTCAGGGACGTGCTCGTAGACACTAACCACGTTCCCCTCGTAGGGTTGCTCACCAGACGGGTCCGTGGGTGCGATTTTGACCGGCCTGTCCAATCCCAGCAGTTCGCGCCGAGCCTTCTGAATATGTCGTACCTCGGTCAAGTCCCCGTCGCGCCACGCCTGGATTTCTAACTCCTCATAGGTGGCTAGGGTTTCCTCGATCCACGCCGACGCCGCCTTGACCCGCGCCTCGCGCCACTCCTCTTTGATCGCCTCGACGTCACTCTGGACGGTTCCCAAACTGTACGGTCTCCCGGTGTCCGGGTTGCGCATACCACCGTCTTTGACCGGGCGTGCCAGCGCCGCTTGTATCTGACGCCGGGTGATGCGCGGATTGCGCCGGAGCAGGGACGCCACCAGATTGCGCCTGCGGTCCATAATCAGTGCGGTGTTCGTGGGCATCGTTCAGCTCCTATACGTTCAGTTGGCGAAGGTGTCCGTCAACGTCGCAAACGTCCGGTCAATATGGTTCTGTCGGTTAGAAACTAGATAGATTAGAGGGAGAGAAAGAAGGGTGACCGCGGCCTTGAACACGATTTGGCCCTGAACGAGGCTCCACAGCCCGGAAACGGGCATCGTTCCGGCAAAGGCCAGGGCCGCAAAGACAAACGAGTCTACGGGGAGAGAGATGGTGTTGCTGGCAAGAACCCGCATCCACTGTTCGCGGTTGGTGAAATGCTTGGCAAAGACCTGATAGACCCCGGTGTCCATGATTTGGCTGATTAACTCGGCCACAATGGACGCCACAGCGATGCGGGGCACGATTCCTAAGACAAGAGAGAATGCCTCTTGGTTGGGCCAAAATGTAGCCGGGGGCAGGCCAATGGCTAGGAAAAAGTAGGCTACCATAAACAGGTTAGCAACCGCAGCCATGACAATAGCCGCGATAGCCCACTGGGCACCGAGGCGTTTATGGAGCAGGTCACGCCACGTAAACGTCAGGGCGAAGATCAAGGTCCCCGCTGGCATCGACAGCCCGAAGAGCGTGAACTGCTTGGCTGCCGTGACGTCCGCCGTTAGTTGAAAGGTTACGTACAAAGAAATGAGAATCACCGCCGTCCAAATCGCCTTATCGCGTTTCATTGAGTCAACTCCCTTCGTGAATGATCGTCACACTGGCGGGGGCGTGAACTTGGGTTTCGGCGTGGATATAAATCCGAATCGGAGTCTGCTCCCCCAGCACCTCTACCAATTTGTCCATGATTATCGCCGCCAAGCCCTCGATGGTTGTGTGGGTCTGACTGATTTCTTTCAGCCACGATTCAAACGCCTCAAACTCAAGGAGTTTGTCGTTAGGGACATAACTGATTTGAGCCTGCCCCTGAAACGGGGCATCCCCCTCTACGCAGATCGCGGAAACTGTGGGGTTGAACGTCACCTCGTCTAGATTATATGGGTTGTCTATGGTAAGTTTGCTCATTATGACCTCCCTATCATATCAACATAAGGAGGTATCAAAATCCCCCCCCCGGCTAACGTGGTAGCATTGTGGTCCACCCCGTAGGCTTCGGCGGCGGCCTCGCTGGCTGCGTCAACGCCAAAGAGGACAGGGACCAACCACACCCCGTCCTCTGTCACCGCAATTCCCCTCGGTGGGGGAATGGCCTCACGGCGCATCTTTGCCAGTGCCTCCATCCGTCCGTTGCCCTCCACAATGCCCCCGCGTCCGTCGTTCAGCACCGGCTCAAACTTGGGCGGGTCCTTGAAGCCATGGGTCTCAAACGACTCAATTAGTTTGGGTATGTCGTGGAGTTTCTTGTTATCCTCCCAAACCAACGCCAAGTCCAGGGGGATATACTCAACGCGCAGACGTTCGTTCTCAGTTGGGTCTTGGATGGTCATTGATGGGTGTCCGGGTCCTTGCGTCCCTTGAGGTATCTATCCCACGCATCCAACGCCTCTTGCTCGGAAACCTCTCCGGCAAGCAACTGGGCAATAAGCTCGCGCTCCCGGCGCTTGCGGGGCAGGAACGGATTGACGGTCTGGTAGGTGGCCTCACCACCGAAGATGAATAGCACCCAGGACGACCCCAACCCCATCAGGGTATAAATGTCAAAGGTGTCCCCTAGCCCCAAGTCAAGGGCGGTGAAATAGTGGAGCAGTCCCAGCGCCCCGGCCAGCACCAGCCCAACCCAGCCCCGGATTGCCCGCTTGTTCTCCTGCGTGACGTGCTCCCAAACCCGCGCCAGCGGAGGCACCAACTCGATCAGCAAACTCAAGATAACGGCAAACAGTGTCGATATGATCGGGGTTAATTCCAAGGTGTCCGTAATCTCCATCGGTCTATCTCCTATCTGTGTGAGGGAACGGTCTCTTGTCCGTCAACCTTTCGTGTTCAGTATATCAAAGGTTTGTGACATTCGCAAGTTATGGAGGTTAAACCAGAAAACTCCTTGCTTTAGCGGGGGGAGTAGTCACAGGCTTAGTACCTGAATACTATATGTCCCCAGGGCAGTTTTAGGCAATTTGTGAAATTGCCCTATTTGCCCCTTGACTTTATAATGTTTTAGGGTTATAATGTAAGTGAGTTAAGTAAACACTACACACCGGGAGGACAAAATGTACGGAACACGAAAACCCAGAAGCCGGACCTTGAAGCAAGCCAAAGACGCAGACGGAAAAACGGTCAAGGTTGGAGAGAAAGTGTTTTTCAAAGAGGACATCGAGGGCGAGGGATGCATACTCAAAATTGAGGTTAAGTACAGTTCGTTCGGTACAAGCCGGACCACCTTCTACCTTGGGAACCACCCCACCGACCCCACTTACGAGCCTTGGCACCGGATGGCTTACGACGACGATTGGGACCTGAAATGTGCGGTAGTTGCAACCACCACAGTTCACAAGATTGATTGGAAGTGACCTACTTGGAGGGGGCTGGTTAAACACCAGCCTCGGTTTTTGGTTTATGTGTGTAAACCATACACAGGGAGGAACCGAGATGAAACGCTTTTTCTGTACGTGCGCAGCCTGTGGAAAACAAATGGAAGAATGTCGGGAGATACCGTTGTGCGAGGGGTGCGAGCAGGTAGACCGCGACCGCCAGGACGAGCACCAGATGTATCAGGACCTGAGGTACGATGGGGGGCGAGGATACAGTGCTCAACCCCACCACCTTGACCCTCTCCCCTTCTAGTATCCCTAGAAAACCCAAGTATCCCAAAGCCCCCTTGAACGCTAAGGGGGCTTTTTGGTTTATAAGCATATAACGTTTGACATTTATAAGCGGATGATTTATAATGTTAGTATCTTTCACTCACAGAACAGACAGGAGACAATCTATGGATAACCGAGACATGCTAGCCCTACACACCGGCGACATTTCTCTTAGCACAGCCCATCACAGACTAGGCAAAGTCCTTGACAGTATCGTGACGGAGAACCGGGTTGTGCGCGTGGTCAACGGTCACACCGGGGAACCGGAGGCGTTTATCGTTTCACCTGAGGTGATCGAGACCCTGGCCGAAGGAGGCTCCCTGCGTGACCTGTTCCCGGTCACCGCCCAGGACATTCTCAATCACATGGCCCACCTACGGGACACCGAGGGTGATGATGCCGCCGTTGCATACTGGGAGAGCCTTGACCCGGATGCTAGAGAGCTGGTCCGGGTCTGGTGGGAAACCCAACGCAATGCGGTTGGGATGGTTGTTGACGGGGAATAATGGTTTACACCAACCCATTTGATTAGAAAGGAGATTGCTATGGGAGTCGTAGGATTTGACCTTGAGATTTACAAGGAGCTGCCGGGTGGGGACTGGCGGCCCCACCGCCCCCTCGGGATCACGTGCGCCGCCATCGTAGGGGAGAGTGATTCTGGCGGGGAGATCGTGTCGGTATTCCCCGATGACCCGGAGTGGACGTTCAACCAGATGCCTACCCATCAGGCTGAGGAACTGGCGGTGGAACTGGTGATGAACCACGACCAGGGCAACCGGCTGGTGACGTGGAACGGGCTGGGCTTTGACTTCCCGGTGTTGCTCGACGCCGTGGAGAGCCAGGGGCTCCGGCGACGACTGGCTGAGATAGCCTTGGACCATATCGACATGGCATTTGTGATGCTGTGCGATAAGGGGTTTATGATATCCCTCAATAAGGCGGCTCAGGGGCTGGGGCTGTCCGGGAAGACCGAGGGTATGTCGGGCTCGCTGGCTCCGATCCTTTGGAACAAGCCGGAGCGGGGACTGACGGTCAACGAGCAATATGCCATCGACGCCCTGCACGTGGAGCCGGGCACCCAGGAGGCGCGAGACTTATGCCTTGAATACGTGACCCAGGATTCACGCGCCACCTACGAGGTCTATCAAGCGTTGGTCGAGGATGGGGCGCTGTTCTGGGAGACACGGCGGGGTACGCAGAGCAAGTATCCGTGGGTGCCCTTTATCACGAACGGTCACCTCCCTACCTGCCGGGAAGCCTACCAGACGGAGGAGCCGGATACCAGTTGGATGACGGACCCGTGGCCCCGGGAAAGATTTATCGGGTGGGCATTGGAGATGGTCAATGACAACTGAACTTCCCATCCTGTATAACTCATTCTCGATGCGTGCGTTCCTCGCTGACCGGAAACGGGAGACGCGCCGGGCCATCACCCCGCAGCCGTGGTTGGCTAACAACCTATGGCATTATAGTCCCAACAAGAAGGCTGTGGGGTTGACCGGAGAGGCTTTGCTTGACGGACCGTACGAGTACAACGTCTGGCCCAACGATCAGGCCTACTCCCTGGCAATGGTGCGCTATTGTCCTTACGGACAGCGGGGAGGCAGGGTGTGGGGGCGTGAGTCGTGGATCCTTCTTGAGATCGACGCCCCCACCTACCGCATCCAGTACACTGCCGACAAGACCCAGGCAGTGATCCACTGTGACCGGGAGCTTGACGTGCTCACTACAACAGGTCCCAAGCCGGGCATCTTTATGCCCCGCGAGTTCTCACGGATCACCCATGAACTTGTCAACGTGCGCGCCGAACGGCTCCACGAGATCACCCGCGAAGGGGCGCTAGCCGAGGGAATCGAGCCGATACCACAACTTCAGGGTGAGGCCATTCAAGCGTATGGGGCACTATGGGACGCGATCAATTTTAGCCGGGGCTACGGGTGGAAGGATAACCCGTGGGTGTGGGTACTACAACTAGGAGAGTGGATTGTATGAATGTCAAACTACTGAGCATCACCCCAAACGCCGATGAACTGATTGAGCACGCCGGGCGGGTATGTCACCAGTCCAACGAACTTGATGGTACGGATACAGAAACGTTTATCCGGTATCTGGTTAAAGTGGGACATGAGAGTGTAATTGAGCACGCCACAGCTACGTTCGAGATCAGCGGGATCAGCCGGGCGTGCAGTCACCAGCTTGTCCGGCACCGCATCGCGTCGTACTCCCAGGAGAGCCAGCGGTACGTCGATATGTCTGACCCCGAATACGTGATGCCCCCTACCATTGAGGACGACGCTGAGGCGCTGGAGACCTTTACGGAACTGTGCTATCACGTCACACGCCTCTATCGCGAACTGCGTGAGTTGGGTATTCCCAAGGAGGACGCCCGGTTCGTGCTGCCCAACGCCACCGCAACCCGTATCGTGGTCACGATGAACTTCCGGGAACTGCTCCACTTCTTCAGGCTGCGTACTACACCGCACGCCCAGTGGGAAATCCGTTGGGTTGCACTGTGGATGCTGGACCTACTTGGGACACAGAGTGTCATTTTCTACGATTTTCTGGCACGGTTTATCGACTATCACCCTGACCTGTATCAACAATACCTCGGCCGGAGGACCCACTATGAAGCGCAGTAAGATCGAGTGGACGGACTATTCAGGTGGCTACGCTAACATCGTCTGGCGGGGTTCTGAGGACTCCGACTGCAAATGCTCACCGGGGTGCGCGAACTGCTATGTTGACCGCATCACTGCCCGCGCCGGGGACCGCTGGCCGCACCTAACCCAGTTTCACCCCGACAAACTGGACAAACTGGCACGCTGTCAGCCCCGTCCCGGTAAGACCCCGTATCGTCGAGGTCCGGGCAGCAAGCCCATGGTCTTTGTTGTAGACATCGGGGACCTTTTTCACCGGCGCGTCCCCCAGTGGTTTATCCACAAGTCACTGGATACGTTTTATGTCCGTAACGACATCACATGGCAGTTACTCACCAAACGCCCGGACCGTATGTATGACGAGATCGAAGCGTGGCTGACGGTCAATGCTCTAAATGAGTTGCCGGATTGGATATGGGCCGGTGTGACCGTGGAAAACCAAGACTGTGCGGCAGACCGCATCAATCCATTTTCGGCACTGAGAGCAGCGGTGCGGTGGGTGTCTTATGAGCCAGCGCTGGGTGACATCTACTGGGCCGGTTGGGAGTTTGTGGACTGGCTGGTGGCTGGGGGAGAGTCCGGTGCTGATGCCCGGCCCGCGTCTGTGGTATGGTTCCGCAACGCCCGTGACTGGGCGTTGGAAAACGGGATCGACTTCTTCTTCAAACAGTGGGGGGAATGGGCACCCACAGGGGACAATTCGATGATGCTCAAGCGTGTTGGGCGGTATGATGCAGGGTGTGAGTTGGACGGGAGAGAATGGAGGGAGTTTCCGAGATGACGTGGCAAATGGTACTGGTATGGATAGCAGCAATGATTATCGTGGCTTTGACAAGCTATGGTTTCGGGTATTTTCGGGGGCTGGGTGAGGGGTTTGCGGGCGGTATCGAATCGTGCCGCGAGATACAGGTTTACGGACAAATCATGTCTGGGTATATGGACACAGACACCGAACCCGACGTACCTGACGAGCAGCGTTGGGATTGTGGGTAAGAATTTATGAAACCAAACGATTATGCTGAGGCATTACGGGAGCAGTACCGGGGCGCTGGCACGTACAGCGCCCTGATTGATCGGTTTAAGCGCGCCGGGGTAGACAAACCATACAGCGCCGGGACGTGGAGCCGGATCGTCAACGGGGACGAGCCTAATTTCAAGCAGATGGTTCAGATCGCCAAACTGTGCGGTCTCCCCGCCCCGGAGCCTCCATTGGACGTACAGGCTGCGGGTGTGGAACACTGGGAGCGGGTTGGGGATGGCGCACCCCGGTACGGGGTGCTGTTCGATCAACCGTCAAGCGTCAAGGTGCGACCCAGTGAGAGTGCAGAGGTTGACGTCCATCTGGTCACACCCCGCCCCCGCAAGGAGCCAGTGCTGGACCCCGCGCCCCGGTTGGTTGCGGCGGTACGGGAATCGGCGGAGATCGCCAGGGAGATAGGATTGCTGGATATGATAGGAGGAAACTGTGAATAAGGGACTGGTATTACTGACAGCTATACTATTACTGCTAGGGACCGGGTGTGACGCGATTGACAATCATGCCCAGCGAGCCGCCGACCTCGCCGAGGCAGAACGGATCGCCACGGAGGCCGAAGCCAATGAACGGAAGATACAGGCAGAGGCCGAGGCTGCCGCCAAACTGACACAGGCTCAAGCCTTTGCCGATGCAGAACGTGCCAGGGGAGAAGCCACCCGAATTCAAGCACAGGCCGACAAGGACAGGGCCGCATCTGAAATTCAGAGGGCGTTAGGGGACCGAGCAATCAGTGAGGCCGTTGCCGGACAGGTGGACGCGAATTCCGAGTTTATCCGGGCTCAGGCGACGGTAGAGCGTGCTCAAGCGTCTCAGTACAAAGCCAATACATGGGCGATCTACGCGTTAGCCGGCGCCGGGTTGCTGATGATTGTGGGCGTTGCGTTGCGGCTGATCCTAGCCGGAATTGCAGATGTGAGTGAACTCAGACGCGATCACCGAATTATCGAATATCAACAACAACCCACTCACCAGCTACCTCGATCGACGTTGGTTGCGGCACAATTAGTCCCTCAACGTGACAGCAGACGACACCAGTTGGAGAGGATGGACGCTGATGGCTGATAATAACATTGCAGCAGCAGGTTGGGGCTCTGGTCAAAAGAGCATCGAGATTCAGGGAGGGAAAGAGCGCGAATTCGATCTCCCGAGAATGCACACCCGCGACCGGTTCAAGCGCCGGATTCAGGGGGGCTTGTTCTGGCTGGTGCTGATTCCGGTTGTGGTGGGACAATGGTTTGCCGTAGCAGTGACGTCGTGGATTGCTACGGTAGTGCTCAATCCGTTGGGCAGATACGACCCGGAGACCGATAGGATGCTCCGGCGTTCCAAGAAGGCCACGTCTCTGCGGCTGGGAATGATTGTCGGAGTTGCGTTTCTCACGCTGTGGGCGGTGAGCGTGGGATTCACTGACAGGTTGTGGTATCCGGTGTCGTGGGGTTGGCGCTGGCACGATGCATTGATGCCGGTCACACTAGGCCGGTTCATCCACAGTATCCCCGTCAAATATCTGGACCTATCAGTCATGGGTGCATTAATCGCCGTGCTGTTGGCCCTGTTGGGACGCGGGTTTGCCAAAAAGGACGCCAAGGGCGTGCAGAAGGGGGCGCTGTCGGCATTCTTCTGGTTCTGTGTGGTTGTGGTTCCGCTGTGGTTTATAGGCATAAGGTCATCAGTGTCACCAGCGTGGGTGCTCAAGCCGGTGCGTATCAACCTACCGATGTATGCCGTGATTCTGCGGTTCGGGCTGCCGGTGATTGTGTTCAGGGCATGGATGGAAACCATGGACGATCTGGACCGCCGACAGTTGGCCGAGGTCCTGTTCCCCGGATCCAGTGGGATCACGTTCCCCAAAATTGACCCCTCGGTCATTGCTGACATTTTCGGCAGGGATGTTCGGCTGCCGGGAGAGGGAGAGGCTCAGGACACGGAGAGCGAAGCGGTCACGACCGTCTGGTCTCCCGACGACCTGGACGAGGTAGCTGCCCACGACGCCAGAGACACCCAACGCCAGAACGGTACGGTCTACATCTATGACGTACCGACGCAGCTACTTGCCGGGGACACCCCTGAGGAAAAACTGGCGGCCCAAGCCGACTTTGCCCGGTTTGTGCTGGACAATCCCGACGACCATTTTAGCCGGTCCCGGTGCGAGCGGTTCTTCCGGTCCCAACCGGCAGCCAGGGAGTTCTTCGAGTACCTACGAGAGCGGGGCTTTGCAACCCATACCAGCCCCACCGATCAGCAGCTATTGGCGATCGGGCGGTGGCTAATGGGGCAGTTGGCCCGGTACGACGAACTTGAAACCTCATAACCTTACAACACCCCCTGTCGGGCGAGGGCTTGGTTGGGGGCTTGGTTGGTTGGTCACAGCATACGTTTTAGGGGTCCCCCACCGAAAATCGGAGCAGGGGACCCCGTTTAATGTTAAACAAAGTCGTTGATGTTTGGTTTATATATGTAAACCTTTTAACCATACGCAGGGAGGCTGTAATGCCAGAGAAAGACCGGACATGTGAGATCAGATACGTAATCGGGGATGCTCTTGAACGTCCCCAGGTTGTCCCCCATAACGACGCGCCCAGGTATTATGTGGAGGGGGGACAGACGATCCCGGAGGACTGGGAGATTTACAATGCCCCCCGCCCTTTGGGAGGACATTTGACGTGGTTGGACACCGATGGCCCGGGTGGATGGTTCTGGGCGGCGGTGGACCCGGAGGGCGAGTTCGCCGACGAGTACCGGGACCGGTTGTACCAGAATGATGCCCGGCAACTGGTCTGGATCAGCGAGGACCAGTTCTACGACGTGGTACAACGGTACGCCGACAGCACCTACGGGGAGGGCAGGTTCGATGCCCGTGAGTTCAATATCAGAGAACTGTACTCCACGTTCGGAATGGCTGTCGAGGAGGGGTTCGATCCCCAGGACAACTAGGCATAGTACCAAGGTACTAGCACCAACCGGGGCAATTCTAGGCAATTTGTGAAATTGCCCTATTTGCCCCTTGACATTATAATGTTTTAGGGTTATAATGTAAGTGAAGTTAAGTAAACACTACACACCGGGAGGCGAGAGATGACACAGGATCGTATGCTAACAGATCAGCAAATGGAGGCCGCAAAGGAGTTCGTTATTAACAATGTCGCAAATCTTTACAACCCGGAGGATGCAAATCAGGCTCGGGAATTAGTTGAGTACCTCGATTATTTACGCGGTTTGGGTGCAGAGATCGTGATCGGAATGGCCATGAACTGGGAATCATATCGGCCAGCTCCAATCATGCGCGGACATGGATGCGTGCCAAAACTAGAGAATCGCGCGCAGCAAATGCTTCGCGACGGAATGTTTCCGCCTGTTGAATAACCACTCACCGGGGCCGGTCAGCACGACGGCCCCACCTATCAAATCGGAGGATGAAATGGCAGAACTAGAATTCAGGGGCAAGGTCTACGAAGTGGAGACGGATGAGTTCTTTGGAACTCATCACGTAAAGATCGATGCCGAAACCTGGACCATGGGCAAGGGATCGACAGAAGCCGAAGCTATGCGTAAATTCCACGCGGCAATCGCGCCCGCCCAGAAAGAGTGGGAAGAGGCGCACCCTCACTGGGGAGAGCGCCCGGACGGTCTGGAATTTGAGGGCGACGTGATCCGCGAGTGCGAGCGATGCGGGCAAGGACAGGTGCGACGCACAAACGCGCACCTGAAAGTATGCAACCATTGCTTCACGGCGTGGGATTACGGAGTCCCCGCCCGAGGGGTTCCCTGGTCTAGGCTAGCAAGGTGGGCCGCAAACCCAGACGACGCCTTAAAGTCCGAAGCAATGGGTGAGTTTGTCAATTCGCTCTACTAGCTCTGAAAGGGGTCAAAAATGAGCAACTGGGATTGGGAATGGGTGTGTATCGAGCCTGACTGTTCTTTCCGGGGCACGAAGGAAGAAGCTCGGCAACACGAAGAGGAAACTGGCCATGAATGCATTGCTGATGATCAGGATGTCGAGTGGTAAATCACCGGGGTCGGCCAGCACGACGGCCCCAATCCTTAAACACAGCTATTAGTTTTTGGTTTATGCATGTAAAGCGATCAGATCAACTAACCAGGAGGATACGATGACAGTGAACATTCGATGCGACGAGGACCGTTGTTTTGCCAGTAGCCCCTATCACCCCGACTTGCACAAGGAAGAAGCAATGGACAAGCAAACCTACACGATCAATGACGAAAAGCCGCCTTTGCGAGAACTGATTGGGCGCAGGTTTGATGACGTGCGCGATCTCCGCGAGCAGGACCTCGATCACCTGCAGGACGCGATTACCATTCGGCGTAATGAGATCATGGCCTCTCGTCTGGAAAAGCGCGGCATCCAGACGAGAATCTGCAAAGACTTCGACGACGGTCCCGCATACCATTTCTCCTACATATTGGTCTGCGACCCTGAAGGTGAGCTCCCGAACGAATGGGCTGACCTGGGTGAGGCACGCCGATTGCTGGATACGGCCCGTAACCTGGGACCTGCCGAAGCGTTCCGACGCTGGCGTGAGAAGGTCGCCCCACTAGCGCACGAGACGTACACCCGAGCCGACGCTCTTCGTGACGTGCGCGCCGAACGCGCGGAAGCTGATCAGATGTACAGGGACGGGCAGATCGATGCAGAAACCCATCGGATGATGCACCGCGATGCCCGTGATTACCTGGACATGGCAGAAGAATGACCCTCCTCGTCAAACCGGAAGAGCAGGTCTCGACCCAGACGGCGTCGCTGCGCATCGATGGCGACGTCGTCTCGGTCGTGCTCCCGGATCGCGACCCTCGGTTCGTGAACGTCGTCCGGTCCTTATCATTTCGTTGGGACCGATCGCGCTACGCCTGGGTCCGGAAGGTCGGCAAGTTCACCGGATCCGTCGAGGACCGTGCCGCCGAGGCAGGGCGCGCTATCCTCGCTGCCGGCTTCGGCGTCGATTTCCCCGACGAGGCGGTCCAGGACAAGGCCGTCTCCGGCGATTACGAGCCAGAGGTCCGCCGCTGGGTCCTCGCTGCGACCGGTGGTGAGTACAAGGGGTGGTTTCTCCTCCGGTGGGGCCGCCGCCGTGACGAGGTCAACTACTACACGCGGGCCAAGAAAATCACCGGTGCATGTTACGACCGTAACGCGCATGCGGTCGTCGTGCCGTCCGATCAATATCGCGAGGTCGAGGACTTTGCGCAAATGCACGACTTCCGTTTCTCCCCTGGGGCTCACGCCCTCGTCACTGAGGCCAAGCAGCGCGAGGCCAAGGCCCTGGTCGTCGCCGTCGAGTTCGAGGATGCGGACGACGGCGGGCGCCGCTGGCGACGCCCTACGCTTGACGAGCCCTCCGGCAAGCCGCTCCCAAAGTTTATCGACTACCGGGGTGTGGACTTCGGCGTGACGACCGCTCTCTTCCGCCATCAGACACAGGCCGTGGAGAAGCTCGCGCCTCTGACCGTCGGCGGGGCATTTATGGAGATGGGGACCGGAAAGACCCGCGTTGCCATCGAATTGGCGCATCGCCGCCGGCGCCGTCTCAGCGGCGTCGTGTGGTTCTGCCCCGTCTCGCTCAAGGCCACGATCCGCCATGAGATCCACAAACATACGGCGGACTCGGCGGTCTATGTCTTCGACGACAACACGACGATCCGCTCGCTGCCGCGTGCAGATTGGTACATTGTCGGCATTGAATCGATGAGCAGCTCGGACCGGACGGTCCTGGCCGCCAACGCCATCATCGATGAACATTCGATGGTGGTCGTCGATGAGTCGTCGAAGATCAAAAACCACGACGCCAACCGGACGCGTAGGATTACCAGCGTCGGGGGGAAGGCCCGCTACCGGATGATTCTCACCGGCACGCCGGTCTCCCAGGGCGTCGAGGACCTCTACGCGCAATTGCGCTTCCTGTCGCCGGAGATCCTCGGGTACAACTCCTACTATAGCTTCGCAGCCAATCACCTGGAATACCATCCGGATTATCCCGGTATGGTCGTCCGGGCGCACAACACCGCCTGGCTGGCCGCCAAGCTGCAGCCGTACGTCTACCAGGTGACCAAGGACGAGGCCGGGCTGGATCTCCCCCGCAAGGTCCACGAAGCGCGGTATTTCGACATGACGTACGAGCAGCGGGAACTCTACGAGCGGGCGAAGTACGAGCTGCTGATGATGCTGCCGGACGACGAGATTGACAGCTACGCCATCTTTCGGCTGTTCGGCGCGCTTCAGCAGATCACGAGCGGCTTTTGGAATCGCGACGGGGAAGTGATCGCCGTTGACCACGACCGCCTGGGAACCGCGCTGGCCGCCGTCGATAGCATTCCCCCGGAGGCCAAGGTGATCATCTGGTGCAAATACCTCCGCAGCCTTCACGCCCTGGCCGGTGCCCTGCGTGCCGAGCATGGCGAGGAAAGCGTCGCGCTCTACTACGGCGATCTCAACGAGCAGGAGCGCGAGGCAGAGCTCAACCGGTGGCGATCTGAGGCCCGCTTCCTGGTGGCCACCCAATCCACCGGCGGCTACGGCCTGACGCTTAACGAGGCGCACCACGTGCTCTTCTACGAGAACGGATTCAGCTACGCCGAACGCCTCCAAGCCGAGGACCGGTGCCACCGGATCGGCCAGGAGCACCGCGTCACGTACGTCGACGTGACCTGCGAGCGGTCCATTGACACCCGGATCCAGCAGGCGCTGGACAGCAAGGAGAACTTCGCCGCAGCTTTCCGCAGACAAATCGACCGAGTCAAAGACGATCCGGCTAAGGTTAAGGAACTCATCAACGCATAGAGCAGAAAGGAAAGATGATGGATAGATACGAAGTCGAGTTGGCGAGTGAGTTCTGCGATGTTTTGTTTGCGACTTTATCTGCGGTCGGTTTGTTTCCTGACGACCCGGCAGCTCCGGATCACGAGTTTGAGGAGCCGGGCTTGTTGTTGGTCAAGCGTCTACGTCAGTACGATGATCCCGAGCCGGGTTATTTGGAATGGATCTCTGAGATTCTGCGTCGTGAAGACGCCGAACACCGAGAAGTCACATTCCCAGAGCTGATGGTCCTACGGTCATGGGTTATCGAGATGTCCTACGAGTTCAATGATGAGATGTACCGACATCTGGAGAAATCTCTGTTGGCAAGGGCAAGGCAATGGCAGTTTTCGCTTAAGAAAAACCTTCTCAGCTTGGCAGACGCTGAATCAGAATGGGGGATGTCGAACCTTCGCCAGAATGCACGGGGGCGACTTCCGATGTGGAAAGTTGGTCGAAATTGGGTGACCACCAGAACTGCGATGTGGACGACGTTTGGAGAACCGGAGGGAGAATACGACCTATGAGTAAGACGCTGTTTGACACCCTGGTCGACGATATCGTCGACCAGGGGCTTGAGTTGGCCAAGCAGATAGAGACGCTTCCAGAGGAGCAACGTATCAGGGCGCTTAACCGTGTCAGGACCGCGCTTCATAGGGTTAGTCCTTTTAAGGACGAGCCGATAGATCTGGTCCTGTGGGAAAAAGGTGAGCGCGTCAAACCAAACGATTACAACCCCAATGTCGTCCATCGCCCGGAGATGAGGCTCCTCGAAGAGTCCATCGACGTGGATCATATGACACAACCGGTTGTCACGTCCTCGCCCGATGCGGATCCTCACGTAGACCCCAAACCAATAGTCGATGGCGAGCATCGATACATTATATGCACCGATGTAGGCCGGATACACGCACGGCTTCGAGGATATGTGCCGATCACAATCGTACCGGCAGACACAGAGCAAGCGCAGATGGCGAGCACGGTTAGACACAACCGTGCTCGCGGGGTACATAAATTAGACGGCATGACAGACATTGTTCTGTCAATGCTGCAAGCTGGATGGGAAGACGACGAGATTGCCAACGCGATGGGTATGGATGCCGACGAAATCCTTCGCCTCAAACAGGTCGCGGGTGCAGCGGAGGCGTTCAGACGTCCGATGTACAAAAGAGCCTGGGTTTTCGATGATGGACAAACAGAAATTGAAACACCTTGAACAGTGGCGCGTCCGCGGTATTTTCGCACAGGACCGCTGCGAGCTATTTGAGGCGGCGGCGGAACAGATTTTGCAAGCTACCGGTCTCACCAGGGTCGTCTATTTGCATGACGAAGGTGGTGACATTCGTTTTGCTGGTGCGGACGAAACTTTTGTCCTACAACATATGACCAAGCGTTACACAGACCTACTAGCCGCTATGGATACCATCAACGACGAGACCCTGTTGATTGTCGATGACGTCGAAAACATACAGAGGTATCCAATCTCAATGACACGCCACATGATCAATCATATTGCCAGTCAAACGCGGTATAAGATTATTGGAGGAGCGTCTTTGTTAGAACGTCACTTTTATGATCTGTACGCACCGTTCCACGTACTGGACCGGCGCATTCTCTGGGCTTCGCATTACTGGGCCCTCAAGGCTCAACATCGTGAAGTTTCTGTTTTTGACGGTCGTACCGTGGTTGAAAACAAAGACATGGCATACACAGCCAGAAAAATCAAGCCGTTTGTCTATTTTGATTTGCAACCGGACTCGGACAACCCGTTACAGGTTGAGTTCTATGGCGATTTGCGACGCGCACCTATAATGCCCCGCACGCAGGATATGGAGGACTTGAAGTTGTGAGTAAAATCTACCTACTGCAGAATGTGTACGAAGCCGCTATCGAGCGTCTTAGATTCGTCAGAGAAAACTTCGATCGCGTTGTTGTTGCCTTCAGCGGCGGCAAAGATTCAACGCTAACACTGCACTTGGCCATGGAGGTATTCAGTGATTTCACGGTCTACTTCTGGGACAAGGAAAGCAACTTGATCTCCACGGCGGACTTTATTCGTGATATATTCGATACTCTCTCTGGGCGGGTCGAACCTTATTGGTTCGCGCTTCCATTTAGGATGCGCAACGCACTAAGCGTTTATGAACCGTATTGGTACTGTTGGGACCCCTCATGTGTTGACCGCTGGATCTATCAGCCACCAGACCGTTCGTATGTCTATATGAGAGATCGAAATATTCTGTCTTCATATGGATACAACCCCGATCGGCATAATTTATATCGGCTCTTCGCAGAACATATTAGCGAGCGCGGAAAATACAGAACCGCTATTCTCGTCGGCTTGCGCACCGACGAGTCACTGAATCGCTTCCGGGCAGTCACCAAAAACCCACAAATGGGAAAAACATGGATGACAAAAACGGACGCAGATGGCAACAACTGTTTCAATGTGTATCCGGTTTATGATTGGTCCTTCGGTGATGTCTGGACCTATATCGCTGAGAACAATGTCCCCTACGCGCCTGTTTATGACCAAATGCACAAAGCTGGTATTTACAAACGCAATATGCGGATTTCGCAATCTTTCTGTGACGTTAGCAAAAAGGGACTGCCGGCAATTCGAGAAATCGAGCCCGAGTCTTTTGCGAGGTTCGCGCAACGCGTCGCCGGTGTGAACTCGCTTACCCATGTTGACCTCGAAGAAGTTATCAAGGCGGCAGAAGGTATAAGTTACGATTTCCTTTTGCAGCTTTACCCTGCTGATGTACGAGAAGAAGTTGAGACTAGGCTTGAACGCAGCCCCACGCTCGATGGAGAAGACCGTAATGTTATTCGTGCGTTGCTCAACAATGACATCCGCCTGAAACGGGTAAATCGTTCTCGGCGCAATGGGGCAGCGGTTAAGGAGAAATATAGTAACCTATAGGAGGTTATGATGCGACCTATTAAGGAGAAGAAACTTGTTGTCGTCGTGGGACCACCCGGTAGCGGGAAAACCACAATTCTTGACGATTATCCGGGATACGTTCGCTTCGACAACGACAGGATCATCGAGGCACTATGGGGGGAGTTGAAGTATCATCCCCGTATCAAGAGAATGGCCAAGGGGATGGTGCGTGAGGGCATGCGCAGAGCGATGGAGTACGGGATCGCGATGGCGACCCCTATCAGCGGGCGAACAAAACAAGATCGTGCGAAAATCGTCAAACCAATCCGGTCGGCAGGCTATGAGGTTACCATGGTGCGAGCGACGACACCGGCGGACGAGTGTCTTGCGCGATGCAAAGCGGATGAAAATAGACCGAAAACCACAAATTGGGAACCGATCATTGACCGGTGGTTCCGTGTCTTCGAACCTGTTGAGGCTGATGAGTGCGATACCTACATTGAGGTCTAGTAGATAGGGAAGTCTCCCATCCCCTAACAAACACTTAACAGACCAAAAAGGAGGCACCATGCCGAAAGCAAACGAGCTCGCCCAGCACCTGCCCGTCCTTACACCCACTAACCGGAACCTGTTAAACGCAGGTTCCGGTTTTTGGTTTATGTACGTAAACCATACACCGGGAGGTAACATGCAGACGTTTCTACCGTACGAGGATTTCGAGCAGAGCGCACGAGTGCTTGACAACAGACGCCTAGGCAAACAGATCACCGAGGTCGATCAGATTCTTGACCGTCTGGAAAGCCCCAGTATGCCCCACGCTTGGCGCAACCACCCCACGGTCAAGATGTGGGTTGGACACGCCGGCACACTGGTTGACTACGGGATCGAGATGTATGCTGAATGGCAGGACCGGCTATCCAAGGGGGAACGGGGTGGGGTGATGGAACACAAGTCTGGCGAACATATCCTTGACCAACACCTTACCTACTGGGACGGTTGCCAGTACAGAAACCCGCCGTGGCTGGGGGACCCCGCGTTCCACAAAGCCCACCGAGGGGCGCTTCTGTGGAAGGGATTGATGGACAAGACCTACGGACGGCTCAAGGAGAAGCTCCCCCAGGGAACCACCGCCGCGCAATGGCTTAGGGACCACGGCTACAACAAAAAGCACCGCTGGACCGAGGTCGATTACAACCGGGCGTGCCGGTACATTGGAACCACGGTCACGCTTGGGATGACGTACTATGGGCTTGTGTTTGCCGACTGGGACAGCATGCTGGTTGCGGACGACAGTGGCAGCCTCCCGTATGTCTGGCCGGTGTCCTAATAGTTTGTATACCTAACAGAAAGGATAGAACAATGGCAGCTCCGACGGTTCAAGAAGTGCGAGCACATCACGAGCAGTACCCACTTGTCGATAACGATGGCTTTGATTGCGGTTGTGTATGGCTCGCCACTGACACCCGCCGAGGTATCCCCGCACTGGTGAGGCTCAAAGTCGATGAGGGACAGGTCGCGCTCCACAACGGTCTGTCGTTTTGGCAGCCCTTGAATGAGTTAGTCTGGGTAGAGCATACTGTCTTTATGCCCTGCACCCCAGAGGGACGCCCGTTGTACCTAATGGAAGAGAATCTAATCCTGCGCGAGAAATACGAGGGATTAGCGCGCAAGACCGAGGGGTTGGTGAACGAGAAAGTCAACCTCCAACACCAGCTACGGGTGCAGGGTGATGTATTACTGGATGCAACCCCACGCACACAGCCACAGAGGTTTGTTGAGCTTTCACATGGTGATTTTATTAACCTTTCGGCGGTGGCTTATGTTAATGTTTGGGGTGAAGACGCTTTGACAATCTACTGGAACCATGGACCGGGCGACGAGATAGACTGTGATTTCGTTGGTAACGATGCTACGAAAATCTTAGAAGCCCTGCGGGTTTGACACCGTGTCCTTTTAATGGTACAATGAGATCACAGTGACGGAGGGGTGGCGCCCTCGGAGTTGAGGTCACATCCGGCAAACGGGAAGAGGCAAAGGGGTATGATATGACGCAGTTAGCAGACAAGCGGTTTGTTGTAGGGCGTTCTCCTATTCCCGGGGAACATGCCACGTTCCTCCTTTTGCAGGAGGGCGCTCTACAACAAATCGCTTTTTTGTTTTAGGAGGTTGACTTGACAAACAAATCGTATTGGCAGAAGTTTGGTAGAAAGGTGGCTCTGATTGGCGGGGGAATGAAATGTTATTATTGTGAAGCTAGAGTTCTCAGAGGTGATACCGTTCACCAAATGATTACCCATCTTCACATCATTCGAGACCTCGGTATGATTCCCCACATAATATGCAAAGAACTAGAGAGGTCCTTGAGAATGCGTATAGCAACGATTGATCACGTTATACCTATAAGCAAAGGAGGTTCAGAAACCGATTTGGATAACATGGTTGTGGCTTGTCATAGGTGTAATACCTGGAAAGGATCAGCTGATTGGAGTAGGTTTATAAACAAGAAGGGTAGTATGAAAGGACATGACCATGGCGATCTATAAGAACCGAGTCACCCGCGAATTTGCTCAGATACGTAACGATCTACTAGCCGACCCCAGTTTGTCCTTCAAGGCCAAGGGAATCCTGTCTTACCTGCTCAGTCGTCCCCCAACCTGGGAAGCGTGTATATCTGACATCGTGAACCGAGCCACCGATGGCATTCACGCAGTGCGGTCAGGGTTGGACGAGCTGGAGGAGCAGGGATTCATTATTCGCTCCCAACTGCGTGATGATGAAGGCCGTTTCTCGGGATTCCAGTTTGACGTGTACGACGCCCCACAACCCCAGGACAACCGCACAACCCCGCAGGACAGAACCCGGACCGTTTTAAGGAAACCTGATAACGGGAAACCCGTTAACGGGGATTCACACCCTAATAATACTGACTCTACTAATACTGATTCTACTAACACTAAAAGAACAGGGGCTTCGCCCGGCATTTCTCCCGGCGAGGGCTTAGCTCCCCAAGACGACACCCCCATCCAAGCCAGCGACATGCTCACCCAGGAGGGACGGGACCGCATTTTGGAGAACCACTGGGGCAAGTGGGGACAGACCGACGAGGGAGACCCACTCGACCAAGCCTACCTTGATCTCCTAGATCGGTGTGACACATTAGCCAGCTACAATCCCCCCATCGAGATTGACCGGGTTGCGGTGCTGCGGTTCATCCACGCGATGATCGAGACTGCTGGGGTGCCGCTGGATTACGCCAACAAGAGCGAGGTCCGGTTCTGGATCGACCAGACCCAGGGGTTATTGCGCAAAGCCGACTGGGACCTCAACCTAGCCAAAGCCGCTTTGCGTAAGGCGTTGATGGATGGGTTGAGCATCAAAGGCCCTCAGAGCGTTCACTACGCCGTGGCGGACGTGAAGCGCAAAGCCAAGCAGCGCGAAAACGGACCGGTGTCTGGTGGGGATGGGGGACGGGTAACACGCATTCACAAGATCGGTGGGAGGAGGAGAGAGTAATGAGCTATTGCCGATTTGGAGATAGTGACGCCTATCTATTCTACAGTAAGACCAGTGGTCAATATGAGTGCTGTGATTGTAGCTTACGTGAGGAACGTTGGGCATTGATGGACACGCCCCAGGAGGCACTAGACCATCTGCTAGAGCACAGACAGGCGGGCGACACCATTGATCAAGATGGGATCGACCGTCTGACAGACGAAGTGGAGGGACGCCGTGAGCAGCAATGACCACCTACCCAACTCAGAACGTGCTGAGAAAACGGCCCTGAGCATTGCCCTGTCGGACCCAGTGGTTGCCATGCCGGAACTGGTGAAACTGGACCCGATGGACTTCTACAATGCAGACCACCGCACGCTATTCAGGGTGATGAGTGATGTATGGGGAGAAACCGACGACGTTGACGCCGTGACCATTCTAGAGCGTCTGGACAACCGGGGACACGACAGGCTTACCCGCAGCCTCAATACCTACATGACGTTTCACCCGTTTGGTCATATCGACCAATACCTTGAGATCATAAAGGATAGAGCAGCCAGACGGCGGATCATCGAGGGGATGGGGTCGCTGGCGCAGAATCTGCACGACACGGAAACTCCCTTGGGGCAGGTGATCGACGAGGGCGTGCAGGTATTCGAGCAACAAGCCCCGGTGCCGGAACGCGAATACCAGGCAGAGGACGGAGCACGAGCCGTCCTTGCCAAGGCCCACGAGTATTACTCTAACCCCTTGAGTTATGGGGAGACACGAGGCATCAACACCGGGTGGACCGACCTCAACGTTGCCCTCGGTGGGTGGAAACGCGGGTACGTCTACTATGTGCTAGGGATGCAGCACAGCGGCAAGACGTGGTTCTGCCTGAACGCCGCGATGAACATCTGTGAACGCGGGGGATCCGCTGCGGTGTTTTCGATGGAAATGAACGCCGACACCGACGACGATCCGCAGAAGGTGACACTGTGGGAGCGGGTTGTGCTGGCCCAGGCACAGATTGATTACAGGACCTATCAGTCCGGGCACTTGAGCGACGACCAGTACAACCGGCTACTGGCAGCCGGGGACGAGGTCGCCACCTGGGACCTCACCATGTACGATGACGTTCGTACCTTGGCGGGGATGGAGTCGGCGGTACGCAGGTTACAGCGGGACCGCAGGCTAGACCTTGCCGTGGCTGACTACCTGGGACTGATCGAGCAATACCGGGATTACAGGAGCCGAAATGAGGAGATTGGCGGATTGACCAGTGGGCTAAACCGGCTGGGACACCGCACGCAGGTTCCGTGGCTGGTGCCCCATCAGGTGTCGGACAAAGCCATTGCGTCCCGGAACAACAAACGCATCCAAGCCAGCGATGGCTATGAGAGCGGACACCTCAGCAAAGACGCGGCGGTGATCCTCGGTATCTACCGGGAGGACCTATGGAACCCCGATGCGGTGCCGGGACTGTACGAGATCGACGTGCTGAAGGACCGGATCGGGGGAGCCGGGGGCGCGAGCGTGGACCTGCTGTTCACCCCCCACGGACGCATACGCACCTATACAACCACACAAGCCCCCGAACCGGCGTTGGTTGGGGATTGGTACGATTAACTTAGACATATAGATAAATGGAGGTACTCGGTGAGCTCTTACGATGCAGATCATATCGAGGTTTATGACGACGAATTGGTCTACGTGTGGTTCAATGAGAATCGAGAGAAGTTGGACATTCAGGGAAAGACTCTCATCCTAGAGATTAACTCTTTCGAGGGGGCTTGGTTCAGCGAAGGGCATGCTTATGCAAAACTCAGGGCCGAAAACGGAAACGGATTTGATCAAATAACACTAGGCTGGCGCATTACGAAAGCCGCTATGAAATCGCAGCCTCAATCATGGAATAGATACAAGCCCGGAGATTGGTCGAGCAGATTTTTATCCGCCGAACAGGCGAAACACGCTGCGCTGAAGTGGTTTGAGGACACTTTTCATAACGGGAGCGGGTGGAGACTTATCGAGTATGTTTGGCAAGAGGTTGAGGACGCTAACGAGACATACATGGATCGGGTTGAAAAAGAACTAGCTACCCGATAAGGGTTCTACTAGGGCAATCTCCACCCAGTCAGCATTTGCCCCTTGACTTTATAACGTTTTACCCTTATAATTGAATTGTAGGGTTAAGGGACACAAACAACCGGGAGGAAACGATGGAATACCTAGAGAACCAAGAGGTCGTTTACGGGATACAGGAGGCCGGGATATGGTCAAAAGTCCACAAACTAGTCAAAGCGTGTGGGGGAGAGGTCGAGGACCACTTTCAGGAGATCGTCGCACAGGCAATTGAGGTTGTAGCCGACGATCCCACCTTGCTTGACCAGGAGCCGGGCTACCTGCTCCAACGGGCCATGTGGGAGGCCCAAAAACATTACCGACAGATCAACCACACCTACATGAAACAGGCTCATAACTACCAGACGCTCAGCATGGACCGGGAGAGTGGCACCGGGAGCACCTTACACCAGATGTTATCCGACACCCCGAACCTCGACGACGCCATTGATCGGGCGTGGCTGGCAGACCGGGTACGCAGCGAGGCCCAACGGTTCGAGCAGGGTGTGGAGATGGTTGACCTTTTGAGCCAGGGTTGGTCTTACGCGGAGATCGCGGAGACCCTGGACATCTCCAAGGGGACGATTAGCTACCGGGTCCGCAAAATCCGGGAAGCCATCGCCGGGTAGTTAGCCCCACTGGCCGGGGTGGATTAAACGAACACCCCGGCTTTTGGTTTATGTAGATGTACAACACAGGACATTAACAAGCAGACAGTGACAGGGCCAAGCCAGAACGTCCCGGCAGGAGTAACGAAACCTGCCCAATCACCAACCTAAACAAATAGCGTGTGGCTGAGGGACACCACGTTAAACGATGCGTCTGCTTCTAACGTGCTGAACCTCCACGTTAGTCGACACAATCGACCCTGACGGGACGCTGAGGGCTGGCAACTAAAGGAACGGGACCGACCCGTATATGGATCAGTCAGTTGCGCAAAGCTAATAGGGTGTTGGTTCAGTCCCGTTCCTTTGCCCCGAATGTTCCTCCCGGGCATTCGAGGCAGACCCTCTAGAGCCGGGGGCGGTGTCACAGCCGCCCTCGGTTTTTGTGTTAAACGAAACCTCGATAATTCGGTTTATATATGTAAACCTATAAGACCGGGAGGTAACGATGCCGACACGAGCTGGCGTAATTGAAGGGAATCAGGAAGAAAGCCGGACGAATGACTGGTGGGCTGATGAGTCGGCCCAGGGTGAGTTAAACGATGTCGCCAAGGAACTGGGGATGACAAGCGCCGACATCTGTGAGGCGCTGGACGTGAACAAGGTGCGGTTCTTTCAAGGTTCTCCCCTGGACGCCAAGCGCCGGATGCGCGACTATGCGCGCCGCCGCCGACACACTCTGATCGACCGGTTGGAGACCCCCCAACCGGAACACACCGAAGCCAAAACCATCGCGTGGACGTATATGCGCGCCCCCAACGGGGCCAAGATCAACATCACCGCCAGGGAGGGCAGCACCGCCGAAGCGATAGCGGCCACGGTTCTCAACCTCGCAGAAGCGATGGATATGTTGAAAGAGCAAGCTGGATTTAAGATCGAGGTTTGGTAGAAAGGAGCTTTGTGATGGATAAGGACCAAGAACCCCTGATTGATCGACTAGCACGTGTGACGGAACCAACTGGGTTCAGACTCAAGGATCCGGTGATTGTAGAGGTTGGACCGTGTGATGGACAAGCCGCCCGGTTCATTCGGGACCGTATTATGGGCAGAGACCTGAGATTTATTGATGCCGAAGTTGTCATATTTACAGAACTGTTCAAGCATTGGCGCGATATGCTAGCCACCGTAGACGAGGCCGATGACATTCCGTGGGAAGATGTGCTCCATAGCGACCGGGTCAATGAGCTGCTTTCGGCGTGGTGGTGGTTAGTGTTTTTCATATATACGCGGGCAGGGGAGAGAGACATCCAGGATAAAGACCCAACGGGAGAAGGAGACCTATTATGACCATAAAGCAATTACAGGCGGGGACCTACCCACCCCGGCGTTGGAGTTTGGCCGGGTTTGCGGAGGCCGGCAAGACCGTATTTCTCACGCAGATGGCGCGAAGTCCCATGCTGGTGATCGACGCTGATCACCGCTTTGCGGAATACCGGCACCTCGTCGAGGGAGAGAACAAGCCCCCGGTATATGTCATGGGCCAGGGAGCCAATGACCCCCTGACGATCCTCAATGAACTGAAGGGGTTTATGCCGGGGTCTGACGTAGGGGTGATCGGGGTGGACAGTCTGACCAGCATTTTCCAACCGGTCCTGACCGAGGGACTGGCGCGGGTTGACGCCGACGAATGGTCGTCCTCAGATATGGCCCGTAGGAAGGCCAACGTGATCCG